AGCCCACCCAAGAGATTCAAGCCATTCTTTTTTTAAAGAATAGACATCTTGATAGGTATGATATTGCATCTGTATTTCTTCGTGTGGATTGCTGCCAATCATGCTGTATTCACCTGTCAGAATCCGATCACGGCGAAATGTGCGAACCTCATTTCTTAAGTGGCAAAAACCCTCAAGATAGGTTTCACCGAGTACCCTAATCGTCACATTTCTATTAGTTAGCACTCCATCAGCATCGGCATAATCAAAGTTTATCGTTATCTTCTTAGCTTTCGTATCTATGATATTGGATGGTTTAGGTTCTATTGCCTTGGGTAACTCAGGCATCTCATCGCTGCCATCTGGAGAATTTAAAATTTTCAGGTTATCAATGACATGAGGCGTTGTAGCGGGTTCAGGTTTTTCAATGTATTTGCCAATCCAACCAAACAAGATAAGTATTGATAGCCCCCATACGCTCCAGATAGCCCAATTACTTTCCGGTGGTGGTAATTTTGGATCATCAGTAACCACCAGTGCTAACACGGCAAGAGCGAATACTAACCCCATGCGGGTGAGGACTTGCTTTCTGTTTTCAAACCCCATCCACTTTGACTTTATCAACCCAATCGACAAAATAAATAATGCGAGTATGGACACCACTCCAAGCAAAGGCGGAAACCCGTTGATGCTGTCTATGCTGGGAAACGCTATGAAGAAACCTAGTAGGGAAATTATCAATGCAGGCTTCCTGCTTGGAAACTTAAGCTCTCCAGGTTTTAACAGGCCGTAAATACCGACAAAAACCATCAGGCCACCAAAAATTACCAAGACATCCGCCATAGCACCAACCTGTGTAGTTATCAACCAGCGTATTGAATGGCTAATTTCTGTCGGTGTCAATGAACAAATTATCACAGATACAGTATACCGCGATTGCCGTTGCGGTCGGTGTGGTCGATGCGGAAAGCGAATATGTCCAGGTGGGCTTGGGGGTCGCGTTGCGCTTCGCCCGTTACGTCCATCGCGGTGATCCATTGGTCGTCCAGCAGCCATTGGAGGGCGGTTTTAACGTAGCCGATGCCCATCTCCACGTTGTCGGCGTTGGCGGGTTTGCCCATGAGCGTCCATAGCAGTGACTCGGCAACCGGGCGGTCGTTGTAGCTGTCGCCCCACCAGCCGCCGATGTCGCCCACTCTGGCATCCGTCCACACGCTGATCAGGATCGCGGTGTGCAGGCTGGTTTCGGTGCTGAGGTCGTAGCCGTCGAACTGCACATCCCATTGTGACCAGTCGGCAAGCGCAAGGCGTAGATCGACAAATCCGAGATCAACGTCACCGCTGCTGCGGATGTTGGCGGGGAGTAATCCGGCAAGGTTGGGGAGTGGCAGCGAGGGTAGGCTTACGGGGTCAGAGGGGGTGGTTTGGTTGCGTTCGAGTTGGGAGACACGACCGATAAGTAGGTGCATATCGCGCCCGATTTGGGCGGTGATTTCTTGCGTTCTGGCAATCTGGCTAGGGTTTACGGTTTCCATCGTTTCCACCTGTGCTGTCAACCGGATGTAAAAACGGGGAGCAATTGCCCCCCGTCAGTCCTTCAATCAAACCACGGATGGCAGATTAAGAGCGCACACCGTCGCGGTAGTCGGTGTAGTCGATCAGCGCGAGGCTGGACACATCGCCGACGTTAGCCGCCAACTGCGTCAGGTCAGCTTCAGACGCTGCACCCAAGTTGCCACGACCCTGCGCTTTTTCAGCCGCAGAGAACGTTTGCGCCTGATCAACACGGACAACCTTACCGAGGATTGTCATGATGTTGGTGATCGCATCCGGGTTATTGGCAAACGCATCCGCCAATTCTTTCAGCGTGTTGAGTGCTTCGGGCGCACCGTCAACAACACCGGCTACGCCATCCGCAATCGCTTGCGCGATTTTGGTGCTAGACCATGTGGTGTCAGTGTCGGTTGTGGTGTCGTCGATCAGTGCAGCGGTGGCGTTTTCAGCCGTCGCAATGCGCTGGCTCAATTCGTTCAATGCACCAACGATGGTGGCTTTTTCGGTGGTTGTCAGACCAGCCAACGCACCAACGTTGCCGGATACCAATTGGACAGCGGCTAACGCGGATTTTTGGTCAAGACCGATTTCGCGGAAGAGCAACTTCAACCGAGCAATCATGTCAGGGGATACAGCAGTAATTGCCATTTTGTTTACCTCAATAGAGAGTTATTGGAGAGTGTTTGCCGGAAGCCGTCCGGCACGTGTCAGGCAACCAGCCACCATGCACGAGGCGTGATTAGTGGGCTGGTTAGCGTGATTTCGTCGACGCTGCTATCGCGGGCAGTGCGGTATTCATTAAGCCCGTCAGTAAATAAATCCGTTGCCTCAGTCTCGCTGAGTTGTGAGCCGAGGAGGATGTCGAGCAATTCACCTGCACTAGGGGCGGCTGGATCGCTCATTGCTCAACGCCTTCAAGCAATACCGTTCCCGTGCCGCTGGCGTAGATGCGGTCGCCGGTGTTGGCGAGGTGTTTCGCGGCAGCGTTGGGGAGTGGTAGTTCGTTCAGCCGGAAGCTGAATGCATCGTCGAAATGGAGCTGATAAGCAGCAGCCCCGGCAAACGTGTAAACGCTGACGGGGGTTGTTGAGTCGATTTCAAGGTGCGCGAGGATGCCATGTTTCATGGGCGTAGCGTAACGCCACACCTAATGATTTACCGTTGCTGCGGTTTTGTTTGCTTTGGCTGCAAAATATCGGGGAGAGAGTCGGGTAGGTATTTGATGATGCGCCCGCTGCTGTCGATGTGACCGTAACCTGAGGGGCTGAGTGTGGTGACGTATTCCTCGCGGGTTTTGCCTGACCACCCGCAATGGCCGTATTCATCTGCGGGGCGTTTGCACACATAGTACCGTTCCAGCAGTGGGAAACTGGCAGACAGCTCCATGTGCCTAACCGTTACCCCGACCTTATAACCACAAACCGGACAATTCATACGCCACCTTTGTTCTGTTGCTATCGACGTATTTTATCATATATCTATGTTTCTTATGCTTAATTATGGATTAATTGCGGAATCTCATGCTGATTTATAGTGATTGCAAGTAAGCCCCGATACGGCGGTCAAGCGATGCCTCCAGTAACGCGGGGATTGAGGGAGTTACCTCGTCAATAACGCCCTGCACGATCTGATCAATGTCTGCCATCGCCGCCATTATCGGAAGGCTTTCGTCGCTGACCCGCTGCATGCTATTCAATGTTTTCGGGATTGCCGGAATCTGTAGCGGTTCGCGTTCGTACAGTATGCCGTTGATATTGAGATTGCCGGATTGGGTTGGCACGTAGCGGATAATTTCTCGCAGTTGCAACGTGATGACGATTATCGCGCTGTTAACAGACAGCGGTTCGGCGCTAATATCAAGCAAAAGCCCACGCGGGGTGGGCTTCTTTGAATTGTGTTACAGATTTCAAGTTAGGCGCGAGTCGCCATCGCCTTACCCAATCCCTTATTGATTTCGGCGGATGTGATGAACTGCCCGGACAGCGTGGTTAGCTGCGTGGCAAGGCTCATCAGGTTGTGGCGCATATCTTCCTTGACGATGACATCAACCTCTGGGAACTGGGCGCGGATGTGGCGGGTCAGGCATTCTTCGGTGGCAATTGTCTGGCTTTCCATCACATTACCGACGTACTTTGTCAGGTAGTAACGGGTGCTGCTGTCACCAATCGCCATCACCGGACGACCATCAACAAACGGCGGCTGCCCTGCGTTACCGTAAAACGGCTGGGATGTTACACCGTAGTCACCCATCCACACCAACGCCCTGCCCGTATCCTGCAAAACACTCTTGTGGATCGTCAGGAATTCAGGGTCAGGTTGCTTGCCTTGGCTCATCCAATCGTAGACCCACTTGGAAACTTTCACTGCATACTCAGCGGAAAGCCATTGCGCCAAGTGCATAGCAATTTGTGGGTGAACCCATGTCCCTTGTGTGCCATTTCCGCCCTTAACTACTTGAATTAATTCCGATGCGCTAATTCGCGTTTCGGCTTCCAGTGCTTTCAGGAATGCTTCTGTGGTGTCGTTGCGGATGTAGTTATTCAGACGCTTACCTGCTGCTTGAGATAATTTTGTTGCGTTGAAGTATCCGTCACTCTCCCGTTGCAATACTGTGACGCTCTGAACTTCGTGTGTGATAAGATTTGTAGTAGCCATTATGTGTACCTCTTACTCAGGTCATGTTTTGGTTAGACCCGTCTTGATGTTGGTCGCATCTTGGCGGGTTGCCTATTGTGTAACTGCTGTTACACGACTATAATAAGCGCATGTTTCAACCAAATCAAGAGATTTAAACATGCCAAGAATTCAATTCAATATGCGGATTGAGCAAGACATCAAGCAAGGGCTTGACGATGCCGCCAAGAGTCAGAACCGCACAACAGCAAACCTTATAGAGTGGCTTCTCAAGCAGTACATTGAACAGGTGGCGAAGCGCGGCACTTCACGCGCACCGGCTGAGGTGGAGCTTGATTTTGCTACGCCGGATGAGCTTCACACCGCCATTACCCATCGCCGCCCCGCCATTGCTGATACGCTGAAATATCTGGAGGATAAATCGTGAAGGTGGATGTCTTGGCGGAATGGCTGCGGGGGGTATAAAGAAATGTATAATTTCTATCAGATGAGTATGTGAACAGAAAGTGTTCTGTGTAAAACTATTGGTGATTTTATACGGAACTAGGAGTTTACCCATGAAGAAAATCATTGCCCTCTTATCCTTTGCTCTACTGTCGGGATGCGCATCCAATCCAGAAATGGCGGCACTAGCTGCATCCACCTTGGCATTGCCTGACAATCCAAACACAGCACAACTTGACGTAGCTGGTTTAGCAAGCGTTGCGGAGAATCAAGCCGTTCAGGGGCTATCTTTGGGTTTACAGGGCAGTAATAAACGTTACCAATGCCAAGACCTAACCTTTGAAGAAGCGCAAGAACTGTTGCAAACTGGTCATAGCTACCTTGATCCTGAGAGTGATGGGGTAGCGTGCATGGCACTAAATAACACAGTTTCCACTGAACCCGCCACCGAACCAGCCCCTGTAATCGTTGCTGCACCCATTCCAGATGTGGATATTCCACATATCACAAAGCATGTCGCACGTCAGACCACAAAAACAGCAAGAAGTGCCTCAAGCGGAAGTAACTGCACATGGGTTGACGGCTATACACGCAAGAACGGTACTCATGTTCGCGGACATCAACGGTGTAGATAAACCAGAAAGAAAGCCCCTGACCGGGGCTTTCTTTCTGGTTACAGCTTGGAGAGTACGTCTTGGTATTGTTTCGCGTTTTCTGGTGTATGGTCGCTATTGAGTTGCAATACAACCGTTCCAGTAGAATTTCGATATAAGTAAGGCCCAGCCAATCCTTTCAAAATATCGAAATATCCGAAAATAGCATCACACAACAGTTTCTCATCGCAGACAAAGACCTGACCGCCCTTGCCGTTATTTAGGCGTGGATCAACAAACGTCCAGTTTTCCTTAAATGACTTTGGTAAAGGGCTTGGAGAAGCACGGGTATCCGCAGTTTCATCTTTAATGTCATTCATCTGGATGCCAGCCTGCGTGAAAGCCTCAATAACTTGCTTACCCGTTACCGCTGGCTTTTCTGCGTTGCACCCCGCCAGCACAACAGTAAGCAGTAACATGATCGCCATTGTATGTTTGACAAATTTCATAAAGTCCTCTCAGTGCATGGTGAAAAGCATGATTTGATGGCTAATTTCTGTCAGTGTCAAGAAGAGGGTTTGAATTCTGTAACAGATTTCAAGCCACGAGTCAGGCGACAGCGAAGATGATCTTGAGGACTTCAACGGCGGTGTTGATTGCGCCGGACTTGACGGCTGTTACCAGACGTTCGCCGATGCTGGTTTTCGTTTCCAAACTGGATGGCACTGCTTTAAGCACAGACAAGCCCTTGGCAGTGAGTACGATATTGAAAGCGTCAAATTTCCCTTTAACCTGATATTTCAGGTAGCCCTCTTCCTGCAACCATGTGAGGGTGGCAATGCAAATACGGGTTTCTTTGGTTGCTGCGCCATTTGCTTCGATCTCGGCGGCTTTGGTCAGCTCTATGCAGTCGATGTCCAGCGGCAACGGGAAAGACTCGTACAGGGCGGCGAAGATACGCGCTGAAATCTCATCGAAATGGCGGATGTTGGTTTTTTCGGTCATGGTGTCACCTGTGTTAGCCGTTCTCGATAAAAATGGCGATGGCTTTTTCAAGTTCTGTTTCAAGTTTGCCGGGAATCGCTGGTGATATGCTATTGATTGATTCAATGACCATATCTCCAAACTCAACGCGGGTGCGTTTTATTGGCAGCCGCCCACGTTCAAAGTCATTGCGCCATTTTTCCCGCGCTCTATCGGGCAAATAACCTGATGCAGAGTCATTCACACGCTGCATCAGTTTTCCTTCAAGATTGCCTGTATCCGCTCCCCACTGACCAACGTCTCCACCACTGATAAATCCGCGCCGCCAAATGAACTTTCCAACTTGGACTTGACCGGGGGTGAAATTCGCTGGCATTCCAAGTTCTTGGATCAGTCGCGTTCCGAAAATATCAAAACCGCCATACCATAGCCACGATGACCTAACAAAGTGACGGTCGAAGTCTGATTTCTGAGCCTTGAATCTGGAATTTAACTGTTCTGGAGAAATCCCAATTTGTTTTGCAATACTGTCATCTATTTTGCGTTTTGCCCAACTTGCCGTGTTGTTTACCGCCTTGCGTAATAACTTATCCAGGTCATCATCACCAAAGGCTGCTAACGTTGCTTGTAGCCGCGTAAAATTGCGGGTATCGACGTTGATTTCAAGACTCGACATGGCGAATGCTATTCAAGTTTTGCGGGAGTGCCGGAATCTGTAGCGGTTCGCGCTCGTAGAGTATGCCGTTGATATTGAGATTGCCGGATTGTGTTGGGACGTAGCGGATAATTTCTCGCAGTTGCAACGTGATGACGATTATCGCGCTGTTAACAGACAGCGGTTCGGCGCTAATTTTCAGGCGTTTGTCATTGCCACGGGTGGCTGGGGCAATGTCGTCAAGGATGATATTTAGCACCATAACGAGGTCGATCAAGTCGCCCTCAAATGGTCGTATCACCAGCGTTGCTGGCGGTGTCATTCCCAAAGTTAGGGGTGAGCCAGCGGCAATCAGCCCGTCAGGGTCAAACGGGATGCTGTATTCGGGCGTGGCTTCGGCGATGTAAAGCGTGACGGATTCGCGGTTTAAACCGGGTAACGCTGCGGCAAACAAAAGGTCTTGCAGGTGATTGAGCAGCGGTGTCATATCGTTGATACCCTCGTAACGGGTTTGCCAATCAGTACCCGCAGTTCGCGGGCAGACTGGTTGAAGTAAAACGCGCTGTGGTCGAACTTCCGCTCAACGTCGTCCACGCCCTTTTCCGTCAGGGTGATGTTGGCGAAATGCTTCAAAAGTTCGCCCTTGGCACGCAGGTACGCCGCGAGTCGGTACGCCAGCACCAGTACGGTTTCATTGCCAACGGTATCCGCTGGCACGGCCTCCAACGACAGATAGCCCAATTGTATTTGCTGGCACTGCCAGTCCAACGCGCCGCGCTGGATGCGGGCGATAGCGGATTGCAGCACGTCACGCAGGGTTTCAACCGGTGCGGTGGAATCTACCCGTTGGGTTTTTTGGAAATCGTCCAGCGAGAGTTCGGGGAAAAACCCGTTGCCGCCGATGGGCGCGTCGGGGTGTAACTGCTTACGGGCAACCACGCTCATTTATACCTACCTCGATATAAAACGCACAACACCGCACGGCGGCACGGACTCCCCCAACGCGCATAAAGGTCGCGGAGGCTGGAAGGTGCGGCGGTGCGGGTGTGCGTTGGGGTGTTGATCATGGGGATTCGTCCCCTTTCAGGCTCTTGATCTTGCGGCGTAGGTTTACGCCACGGTCAAGTTCATGTGCTTGTTCGTAATTCAGCAGTGCGGCTTCTTTGGCATCGTTTTGTTCCAGCCAGCCGCCCTCCCCTTTGAGTACGGCTGCTTTTATCTTGTCTACGATGTCCCATTCGGGGTGTTCTGCCAGCCATCTGGTCACGGTGCAGATGTGATCAGTAACGGTTTGCGCGTTGGTCAGTTGTGCTGCGGCATAGTCGCCTACCGTACCAAGGATGTAGTTCGGAAAATCGCGCTTGAATCCTTCGGGCATGACCGCCACGCCCTTGCCGTGGATGTAGGTGGCAAGCTGCATCCCGTAATCCACATCGCCCACGTCAAATGCCCAGATCATCATACGCACCATGACTGCACCGGGCTTTTTGCCAGCGGTCATGTGGTTAGCGAGGTAATCGCGGTAAAGTTTGCGTGGGAGCAATTCGTCGCGCTTGACGGCTTGCTTGCGGGTGATGCTGTTGATCTCATGCAGGCGCTGCACGTCGATGGCGATGCTTGCCAGCATCAGCGGGGTGTCGCTGCTATCGCAGGGGCGTGACGTGGCAACAGGCGGTTGGTGTGCCGCCTGTTGTGGGTTAGTGGCGGCGAGATGCCGCCGCCACTTGTCCTTGTGGGACTGGATGCTCATTACAGCACGACTTTCCACTTGTCTTCAGCAGTCAATGGAAGCCAATTGCCTGCCTTGTCCTTGATACTGATCGCATCAGGATGCACACCGGCTACGGTTTCAAACATTTCCACCGGGAATGCTTCGTAGGCGTAGTAGTAGTCCAACAGGCACATCTTTTCGTCGTCATCCACTACCTTCATGCGCAGCGTGCCGTTTTGAGTGTAACGGCTCAGATTCGCAAACGGTGACAGGAATACGCCGCGCTGTGGGAAATGCGCACTTTGGGCAATTGGGCGACGCCCGAAACGATTCCCAGTGATGTACAGGTCAATCATTGGCTTTTCGCTTGGATCGACAAAGCTGGCGTACATTTTCAGGTAGCTGTCTGTTACCAGATCATCACCACAGATAGCCATCAAGTCAGTACGGGTGCGAAATGGCTTGTCGATCATGCCATTCAGTGACATGACCAGCTCGTCCATGTTTTCATAGCCGTTGTCACCTGCACCAGGGCCGACACGGATTTCGTCAATCGTGCCGTCAGGGTTCAAGCCCAGCAGTTTTTCAGGCGCATGGTTGATCACCTGCTGAATCCAGCCGATAGCGTTATCCTGCAACATGGGGTGTGCATCTGGATCACTGACGGGTGCAACCAACTGACCGTTCCACCCTGTCATCAGGATGTCATGGGCGCGTTGCTTGATCACCAGGTTGCGGAACATGGCGTAGAACTTTGCAAACGAGCCTGACCATGTATCGAGCTTTTTCCACGGGATCATCACGTCGCGCTGCACTTCATGCAGCTCATAGCTACGCTTGGCGATTGCTGACGGGTCGTTTTTGGTACGGCTGGTCAGCGGCGTGTTGCGACGGGATACCGGGCCTTTCACATCCATTTCCAGCTTTTCGCCTTTCAACTGATCCACGCCCACAAAATTGACGTTTTTCAAGAAGTCGCTGGATTCACGAATTTTCTCATCCAGACGTTGCTGGACGTTAGGTTCTGTGACGTTGAACGTCTCGCTGGCGTTGCCGCCCGGTGCGCCGTAAATCTGGGCGAATTTTTCAATGGAACGTTCCACCAATTCGCGGGTTTGTTGTTTCATGCGTTACCCCTTAGTAATCAAGTTCGGATTCGTCAGCTTTGGATTGCCCACCTTGACCCGTAGCGGGCTTGCGGCGAAAACGTCCGGTGCTGGCGTTGCCGATTTCTTCCACGATGGTGTGGGTTTCTTTCTGGGCGTTTTCCAGTGCCGTGAATTTCTCACTGTGGAGCTTTTCCAGTGCCGTGAATTTTTCGGCGGTTTGGGTTTCCAACGTGCTGAATTTATCCAACAGCGTTTTGATGTCAGCGCCTACCTGTTTGCCGAAGTCATGCGCGGCTTTCAGCAGGGTGTCTTGTTCTGGGGTCATGTCTTCGGTCTCTTTGGTGAAAGTGTCGAGTGGGTCAATGCGTTTGGGTGGCACGGGTGGCGTTTTGCCAAATAGGCGGGACAGCAGCCCTTTTGCCGCGAATTCGAGCTTGTCGACGGTTTCCGCATCACCTAACTGGATGTCAGGGCGGTGCTGGCTGAATTCCATCTTGTCGACTGCCTTGCTTGCCGGGTCGTGGGTGTAGGCCAGTCCGTCGAGGTAGTACCGACCGTCTTCCATTGGTCGTAGCTCGACAGAAAACAAATACGGCACTTCGACCTGTTCGGCTTCGTACATCAGCGCAGCGGTTGGCTTGATGCGTGCCAGCAATTGCACGCGGTTGTCATCCAGCAGTTTTGTTTTGCAGTCCACTACCGCCCCACCGGGGTTGTACCAGCGCGAATGGTCGTACCACAGCAATGCCTCCGCCTCTTCTGGGTCGTAGGTCTCCGCTGCGGAGGTCAGCCACTCTGGCTTGATAACCCTGCCGTCGCGGGTCGTGCCAGATGTCGCAATGCAGTAATACGGCGAGATATAGGTACTCATGCGTGGATGATTGACCGCACCAGCGGGAGGCTGCAATACAAGCGTTTTTGTTTTGGAATGCTGCAAAAATTGGACGCGGGTATTAATCCCGGTGATTTTGCACCATTGCCGCATGAGCCGGAAAAATTACGAAATAGCCCGTGAATTGCACCTTGATGGGCGTTCCATGCAGCAAATCGCCGAGGCGTTGGATGTGCCAGAATCCACCGTGCGCGGGTGGAAATCCCGCCACGGGTGGGACACCGCCAGCAACGTCAACGGCATTTTGCAAACACTGGAACGGCGCATAGACGAACTGTCACGCGCTGACCCTACCCTGGACAATATCCGGGCAATGCGGGCGTATGGCATTGAGTACCGCCAGTACATGCTGATGCACGCCAAGTTGAGAGCGTATGAGCCGGGCAGCGGCAAGCGCACCAGCGATAAGGATTTCAACGGCAAGCTTGGCAACCGTGGGCGCAAGACCAACGCGGATAAGAATTACCTTGATCAAGAGGCGATTGAAAAACTGCTGACCGCGCACCGCGAACGCTTGTACCCGCATCAACAGACGTGGGAGAAAGCGGCGGATGGTGATCTGGGCATTAACCCATTCACGGGCAAACCATCGCGTATCGTCAATCTCAACAAATCCCGACAGATCGGGGCAACCGACTGGAAGTCCCACCACTCGCTGACGAAACGCGGGCTGGTAGCGGGTATCAACCAGAATTTCCTCTCGGCTTCCCGGTCACAGGCGTTGCTGTTCCGGGGTTACATCCAGAAATTTGTTTACGAACATACTGGGATTGATCTCAAAGGTGGCGGAGATGCGTCGCCGATGACGATCCGCACCGATGAACACCCGATTGTCGATTTCCGCTTTTTGTCAGCATCCTCAAATTCGGCACAAGGGCCACACGGCGATACCATCAACGATGAATACTTTTGGCAACGCGATTTTGAGCGACTCAAGCGGGTTTCGTCAGCGATGGCTACCCAGAAGTATTACACCCAGACGTACATTTCCACCCCATCTACCATCAATCACCCTGCGTATCCGTTCTGGACGGGCGAATACCGCAATAAGGGCAAGGCGGCGGCGAATCAGCACATTATCGACATTTCCCACACTGCGCTGAAAAGCGGGCGGCATTGCGAGGACGGGCAATGGCGACAAATCGTCACCCTGCCCGACGCTATCGAGCTGGGGTTTGATCGGGTCGACGAGGATTTGTTGCGATTGGAATACTCTGATGAGGAGTTCCGCAACCTGTTCATGTGCAACTTTATTGACGATTCTGCGAGCGTTTTTACGCTGGAGATGGTGCAAAGGTGCATGGTGGATACGCTGGAGATTGACCAGCACGGGCGGCGGTTGCGGTGGCATGACTTTGACCCAGAATTACGCCAGCCGTTTGGGCGTAAACCCGTGTGGATTGGGTTTGACCCGTCACGTACCCGCGACAACAGCGCGGTGGTGGTGGTTGCTCCACCGGATGAGGATTACCCGAAATTTCGCGTACTGGAAAAAATGCAGTTCCACAACCTCACGTTTGAGTATCAAGCGCTGCGGATCAAGGAGCTGACGGAGCGTTACAACGTCAAGCGCATCGCCATTGACACCACTGGCATGGGGCAAGGCGTTTACGAAAAAACCAAGGAGGTGGTTAGTGGTGTAAAAATCGTGTCGATCCACTATTCCGCCGAAAGCAAGGCGGAACTGGTGACACGCGGGATTGATATTTTCCACAACAAGCGGATTGAGATTGATAGTGGCGACACCGAACTCGCCAAAGCGTTGATGACCATTTACATGACGGCTGCTGATGGCGGAACAGTCACGTATAAAGCCCGCCGCACGAATACCACGGGGCACGCAGACCTTGCGTTTGCCCTACTCCACGCACTTTCTTTTGAGCCACTCACCGGACGACGCAAGCGCGGACGGGTTGCATAGGATATTTACGATGTCAGAGATTATGACCACCACCAGCACAGCCCCGAAAAAGGGACGCATGTTTTCCGTTGACCGCCCCGGCATGAGCAATAAGCGGCGGTATCACCCTACCACCATCGGATGGAATGGACAGTATTGGGAGCCGCGCTTTTCGCTGTCATGGCTGGATCAGTTGATCACCAGCGTTCCTTATCTCGGTTCGGCACTGGCGGTGAAACGCAATTTTCTGGTGAGTAGCTGCAAACTGAAAAACCCGAAAATCCTGAATCGCAACACGCTGTACCGCTACATCGAGGACGTGCTGTCGTTCGGGAATGGGTTCCTTGAGCCAGAAACCAATGGACGCGGCAAGCTGATGGGATTGCATCACCAGATGAGCATGTGGACGCGGCGAGGGGAAAATGAGGATGACTTTTGGTGGATTGACAATTTACTGAATGAGCCAGCGCAAGAGTTTGACAGTCAGCTTTGGCAATTCGGAAACTATGACCGCCGGAACGAGATTTATGGGATACCTGATTACGTTTCGGCAATTCATTCTGCATTGTTGAATCAGGCAGCGACTATTTTTCGCGTCGAGTTCTCGGAAAGCAAGGGTTTGGTGCGGTTCATCCTGCACGTTACCGCCGATCTGGAAGAGGATGTGATGGATTCCATTGAGCAGAAATTCAAGTCGACACGCGGGTTTTCTATTGAGGATATGTTGATTCACGATCCTGAAGGCAAGCCGGATGGGGTGAAGTTGATCCCGATCATGGGGGATATTTCCAAGGACGATTTCCTGAATGTTAACAAGATCTCGAAGGAAGCGATTTGTGTTGCCACGCGGGTTCCACAGCAGTTGCTGGCGGCGACACCAGAGAACGCTGGTGGTTTTGGGAATGCGTTGCAAGCGGCACAGGTTTTCATCGCTGCTGAGATTGCCCCGCTGTATACGCTGGTGATAGAGCCAATCGTTGAGGAGTTTGGGGATTTGGTGGAGTTCGTGCCATCGCCGATTCTAATGTCCATGATTGCGCACAACACCACGCCCGCTGGAAAATAAAAAATCACATAAAAAAACCAGAAAACCCGCATTTTTATTGGCGTTGGGGCGGATTTAATTTTGTAGGATGTTACAAAACGCTGCAAATTCAAGATGCACGAAAAAGCCCCGACTCGCGGGGCTTTTGAAAAGCGTAATCGCTTACTTGTGACCTTGAGACGCACCTCCATCGCGGCCTCTCCCCTACCCCATCCCACCGAAATCCGGTCGCGTCCTGCAAGCCTTCTGCGATGTATCAATTAGCACTGTGGTTAATCAGCGTGTTTAGGTGCAGTTGGCAGGATCTCCCTTCGACATAGGTATTTCGGAGTTCGGACTCTCACGGTGGCACGCTGGTTGGGCAGGTAAGCGCGGCGACTTTTGGCTTTAGCCAAAACACTCGCCGTCCTTTTTATCCACAGTGAGGGACGAAGCTGTGGTAAAGGTTAAGAATATCCATCTTACAAGATATGCGGGGGACTAATATTTTAATAGTCGGGGGACTAAAATAATACCATGTTAATAACTGCCCAATGATTTTAATAGTCGGGGGACTAATATTTTAATAGTCGGGGGACTAATATTTTAACCACTTGTGGATAACGACATGCATGGGCAAAAAGAAACCCGCCGTGGCGGGTTAGTGAGGGATGAATATCTTGTATGTTGACGCTGCGAACAGTGTGGCGGGTGGTAATTAATCAATTCAAATACAGTAGACGTGACTATCCTACAATATGCTTATTTAGTGCAATTCTTGATCATAAACATCGCTTCAGCTTTGGCAATCTCACCAGACACGTCAATACCCAGCTCCTCGCCCATCAGCTCCATATCACGCAACTCAGCCAACTGTGCGTCGTCCAAATCCTTCTTCGGATCAACCGTTGCCGTCTTATGCAAATGCTCAAGGCTCAATCCAGCAATCAGCAACATCGTAAAGCGACGCACGACAGGCAGACCCTTGTACTTGATCGGATCGTCCGCGCCAGTGCCGGGGTATGACTCGCGCGGCTGCTTGCCGGGGTACAAGATGTGCAGTTTCACCAAATTCTCTAGCACATCCTTGACGGCGTGCGTAGAAATGCCAGCCCACTCTGCGATTTTGGCGCGTGGAATGCCCTCAAACATATCCGTCTCCGGGTTATAAACCCCAGAGCGCAGTGACTTGTTGATGTCAAGGCGCAGGATCAGCACGATCAGTACGCGCACCATTGCCAGACGACCCTCAGACCGCATTTGGCGGCGATTCTTACCCCAGCGATGGATGTTTTTATCGGTCTCGTGGAAAAAAATATGTTGGTATTTTGATGGGTTTAGAGCCGCATAAATTAAACGGTCAATCATCTCCCACTGAAGCAATGTCCGGCGACGCTTGCCATCAATGTCCTTGTGCTTGCCCGTAGTGTGTGGGTTCACAAGGCCCGGCATATTCAACAGCGAATCGGAATAACCACCGTTCTTGCTGCCCGCGCCGTGCAGATCAACCAAGCGCAGCAACTCTACATCCTGCTGATCCGGCGACAGCCCATCGAAACCGGCAAACTCTGAAGGGGGGATTTTAAGTAACGCAGCAGTGCGCTCCGCCCTTTCCTCCGGCGTAGCGTCCTTAAAAATACGGTTGCGGCTCTCGATAATGCCGACCAAGGGGCGGCGGATGCGGCCATGCAGTTTAGTCAGATCCTCTTTACATTGCGCAAACTCAGTCAAACGTGCCTTAGCAAAATCCGACTTCTCAGGGTCTTTGCCATACTTGTGCAACGCAGTCTTAACTTTTTGCTCACGGTATTTGTACTGACGGATCATACCGTTAAAAACAGCATCCAGCGTTTCAACATCCACCGCAGCACGGATAAGTTCCCGCTTCTGGCGTTTTAGTGCAAAGTTCTTGCGGTTTTTGTAGGGGGTATATGCCTCCCCGTAAGCCGGTTGCTGCTTGGGCTTGTCGTAATGCCCAAATGATGCCGTTGCCACGGCTATGCCTCAACCAACGGTTGCGGGCTGAAGCGATAATGATCAAGCGCAGTCAGCACCGTCATCATTACCGACTCGCTAAAAAACGCGGGCATTTGGCAGCATAAGGAGTAAAAGGCTATGTCATCGGCATACATCGCACCAGATTCGTCAACATAAACCGTATCAGCTTGACCGTCTTGTGATCTAAATGCAGCCAGTGCTGCGTTTACAGATTGCAGTGGCAGAGATGAAATTCTTGATGCTTCGGTTGCCGCAATATGCTTGCGCCCGTTGATGATTCGAGTGACGAAATCAGGGCAGCTTATCGCCCCGTATACGTTGTTTTTATTGGCTTTACTGTCTAAATCTGGCATAATAGCACCTTCACTTTTGATTAAGCCGCTCGGTATTTGCAGTACCTTTAAGTGGCTTTTTTTTGCCTAAAATCCTACGTTTTCCACTTCCGGCATCCTGCCAGACGTTCAATTTATACATAGGTGGCTTCCGCCACCCGGGGTCATTCCACGTTAATATCACCGGGATCAATCAATGATAGGGACTCGTTATCTCATCCGAGGGGCAAACGGCCTATTCCGTTGCCCCGACGCTTCGCTTCGGAGGAGTTATCTTGCTCTTTGAAGGACACCCCACGTACCACCCGCTAGAGTGCTATCCCCAATGCAACAAAGGGATGTCCATCAAAAAACACCGGGCTTTTTTGCGCTGCCCCGGTGCAGCGTTTTCGGTATGATTGAGGCTCAACAAACAACCTACCGAGGAAACCTATGTCAGATAATCAATCTGCCTCTCGTATTGCCGCCGACATCCTCATTGCCGGAATGCAAAAGCCATCTTTTGAGCCGTATGACGACCGCTTGAATGGGTTGACGGCTGATGCGCTGGTAAAATCATTTATCACTATTCATCGGGCTGTTCTTGAAGCTCAGCAGAAAGAACAAGCTCGTAAACCCGATTAGCCGCTTCTGCTGCCTCTGTAGGGGTGGTGTTAGGCCATCCCTTCAGCAGGATTTCTTTTGCCAGATCAAGCCTTTGGCTTTCGGTTGCATCGAATCTCACAGAAATCGGTAGTTTTGCTCCCACCGTTCTGGTTTTCGTCTCAGAATCTGGCGGTGGCGACGCTGGTGGATCTAGTCGTTTTTGCGGTTTGTAAGTCATAACCCCACCTGCATCTTCTCCTGATCCCGCCCAACAAACCTCCCCAATACACGGGGCTTATCGAGCGGTGCTTGCTGATAAACTGGACTCATCCCCTTATCAACCCCATAAAAAACTTCTGGTTGAGCGGCATCTGCACCCTGCCCTACGCTGTCAGCGCGAGGCTCAAGCTCATCCAACACAACAATCAACGCGCTAAACCGTTTGTAACCAGCATCGTCGATGTAACCGGAAGCGACGTGAGAAACCCAACTAGGGTTAATTTTCTTACCCACTTGCGCAGATAATCGCCGCGCAACTTCCGCGAATCTTCCAATTCGGTTCAGTCTGGCTACGTTCTGTTCATACATGTCGGTTCTGGTATTCATGGGGTCTATTGTGATTAATATGTTAATCATCTGTCAAGCGGCAAATTCATTATTTTTGTGGATAGCATATGGAAATGGCAAAGCAACAACCCCCTGATCCAAGAAACTGGATCATTAAAGAAAACATTGACGCTCTTATCGCAACAAGGGGCAAGGTAAGTACGCACGAGCTGGCGAGACTAACTAACGGAACAGTTTCGCAGTCGATGATTGCGCAATTTATGAAACGCCCGGAGGAATTCCATCTTTCCGCCCGCGTATTTCGTGAAATTGCCGAAGCATTAGGTGCGGAACTCTGGATGCTATTCATCCCAAAATTCCCGTTTGGTGCGATGGGGCAAGGTAAGCCGGTGAAGCAGATAACCGGTGAAGGCTATCGTCTGCTTAAAGTATTTGAAGGATTGCCGGACGACAAGCGAAAAGCAATCTTAGATTACACCCTGTTTCAGATCGCAGAAACCGAACCAGTGCAAGCGCGTCAGATCCGCGAAGCAAGAGCGCAATACAAAGCCGCGCCGCTCCCGGCTGGATCGCCCTACCCCTACAAAAAATGCAGCGAGGATTTTGATTAATGGAGATAAAAACACAAATTGGCATTCTTACGCGGCTAAGTCACGCACTCGCTGAAGCTCTGGATTCCGGTGTCAAAACCGACACAGAAGATCAGCAATTGGCACAAGTGCCGTATTTAAAGCTGATTACATCAACCAAGAACGTCACGCGCAATTTTACCAAGAGCTAATGCACGTCGACGAATTCATGGTGAATGAGTGGCGACAGCATCACAACGGCGCGGCGCATATGCTATGTCTTCTGGTCTACATGCTCGAACGCCACAGCACCTTGCAGGAAGCCGAATCGTCGGATGACGACTTTCCGGCGTAAACCCATCAAAGATTAAACCGACATACGGCAACGTCGAGCGCGTATCGCGCAACCGCTCCAAAACCCCAAGGCCGACACCCGTTGTATCAATCAGCAATGCAACGGGGCGGCTTTCCGCCGGAAGCTGATCCCACTCCTCCTCAAGCTGGCGAACCATATCATCCCAACTCATATCACTCTCGCCAGGATGAATAACAGGGAGCACTAATTTACGTGAATTTTCAATAATTGACATAGCAACAACTCTTCTGATCATCAAACCCAGATCATACCGCCCAACCCCACCCTAGCAAAATAATCCCGCCACCGATTAAAAAATTAATTGACAACAAACGCAATGATTCATATATTAATCGCACTGGCACAAAAACTGCCGGCAACGAAACCGACTAACAACCGAAAGGAAGCAACGAAATGCCAGCAACAAAAATCCCAGCAGTCAGCCAAGCATGGCTAGACCCATCAATAAGTGAAGCCGTCCGCGACTCGCTGCAAGACCACCTCGAAGCCCTTGGCGACACCGAAGCCAGCAACATCTACCGCCTCGTGGTCGACAAAGCCGAACGCCCCATGCTCGAAATCATGATGCGCTACACGCACGGCAACCAATCGCGTGCAGCGGAATACTTGGGTATCAACCGCGCAACGTTGCGCACCAAACTCCGTCGCCACGGATTACTGGGCTAACACAACAAAAGGGCTAACAAAATGAAAAAATCAACAACTCAACTCCTGATCGCCGCCACCGCCTTAGCCGGTGCGCTTGCACTCGCAGCCTACGCAGCACCCGCACTAGCGGCTGAATGCACCACAGAACGCTGCGAACTCAAACCACAGCCGTGGAAAGAGTACCGCACGGAAAACGGCGCGGATTTCGCCTCTGACTGGATAGCGGCAAGTCGGCAATGTGGCGGTGAAAACACCGCCTGCATTGAAGCGAAGTTGAAAGAACAGGGCTGGACATGGAGTGTTGAAAACTAGGAGCGAGTCATGACGACTCACGCAGAACTGAGTCAACACACGATCAGAATCCCCACGCCGCTAATGGCGTGGATTGAAAAACGAGCGCGAAAGGAGAAGCGTTCGGTAAACCAAGAAATCACCCTCCTCCTCTCCCACTGGAAAGGCTTGGAGGATTCCAGAAAGCAAAGAGCCGCTGTTCGAGCAGCGGCTCAGGTTGAAGCATAACAAAACGTCGGAGAATCAATATGCAAGGCAATACTAACGGAAAGCTCGTGCTGATGGCAATCATGTTTGGCACGCTGGGTTACGTCATGTATGACGGCAAAACCAACACAAAAAGCATCACTGTCACCGCTACCGCTTACACATCACATCCGAGTCAAACCGACTCAACCCCCTACACCCCCGCTTGCGGTGGTGATTTGCGCGACGGAACACCCACTATCGCCGTCAGCAACGATCTGCCGTGCGTGACCGCATGAACAAACGCTACACCAAACGCATCGACATCTACCACGGCGACAACCTCGCTGCTGCCCGTCAATTCGGCAAACGCCGCGTTGAAATCAACTGCCGTCAGGGGGCTTAATCATGGCAATCCAATTCAAAAAAGAAACCCGCACTGCCCTACTAGTAGCTGCGTGGATGGGCACACTCATGATGGGCTACTACGGAGTGTCCTCTTGGTACGCCGCCAACCCCGGATTTGACGGCATCGTCATGGCAATCGGTATGTTCGCAGCGTTCGCGGCTGGCACAGTCGCCTTTGCTGCGGTGCTATTCGACCCCGGCAACAAAACCTTTGTGCGCATCCTCGCATTCCTCGCCCTCGCTTGCCTGTTTGCGATTGATATGTGGGCAAGCTCCCACCACCTGCAAACCGGTACGCTACAAAGCGTTGTATCCGCCCAGAACGCCACTGACGACAAGGCAAGTCAGCGCGACTACGTGCGCACCCTGCAAAGCCAACTCGCCGCGTGCAACCCCACTCACGTCACCAAATGCGTCAAACCGTTGTCTGACAAACTCGCAGCAGCACAAGCAGACCTGCAAAAGCTCTCTGGTGACTCACAAGCCCTCAAGGATCAGGTCGAAAGTGACTCATGGCAATGGATGGTCGATCTTTTCAACATGGGCGCACGCCCCGGCGAAGAGCTAACCCGCTCTGACGTAATCGCCCGTTTCTCGCTGTTCGTGGGCGGCTTTCTATATCTCATGATCGTCTTCGCTCACGGGCTGCTGGGGTCGGGCAAACTGGTGATGGAAGCCGTCGGTTTAGACGACGAAACCGTTCCGAACACCCTGCAAAACCACCCTACCCCGCATCCGAATGCGGTTTCCGGCGCGGCCAGCGCATTCGCCAACAGCTATGCAGACAACATGCAAAAAGCCCAGGTCAGCCGCGAAAAACTCTACCAAACCGCCGCCAACAAGCTCGACAGCCTCAGCAGCCCCGCCAATGACGAGCCGCAATTACGCCCCTCCACCGGTTTCAAGCAAACACCGGAGCAACTCGCCAATGTCCGCAGCTTGGCTACCAACCCAACCTACCGCCAAGAGCTACGAGCTGGCACAAACAGCTACCATGACGGCGCACTCGACACCCCTATTCCCGCTGTTCCGAACACCCATTCCAGCACCGTTCCGAACACCCTGCAAAATCGCCCTACCCCGCATCCGAATGCGGCTCAGAACGATTCCAGCGCGGCGGAAAAAATCAGTGACCCCAGCAACTTTGCCGTCCTGAAAAAAGTCGTCATGCACCCAAAGTTTTCACCCAGCGTTTACGACGTAATGACCGGAGCAATCGCCCCAACCCAGTCGCAAATGAAGAGAGCGCACAACATCGGCGGTGATCAAACAAGCTGGACAATGACGATTTTAGAGGCATGGGAAATCGTCACCGAACCAACCGCCCCATCCGGCGCACGCCAGCTCGTCAAAACCCTCACGCCAGCGCAAGCCAATGACGAAATAACAAGCATTCTCAACACAATTACAGGAGAAACCGCGTAATGCTGCAATTTATCAACCCCATTATCGACGACCTGAACGCCGCACTTGCCGCGCACGGCCTGAAAATTGTAATGATTACCCCACCCGCAATCAGTGTTCCGAACACCCATTCCGAACACGCGGCAAACCTTCCCGACCCGCATCCGAATGCGGTCTGGAACGATTCCACCAGTGTTCCAAAGGACTACGCCGTGCAGCCGGAAGAGGGCGGTCACACCACCGCTCAAACCGACCTGCAACGCAAACAAAGCCGCCTAGCCGCCATGCTACGCCGCCCAAACTAACCAAACACCAAAACACCCCGGCAACGCCGGGGAAGGGAACACAGACCATGAACACCCTAATGCCAATCTTAATCCTAATCATCGGAATCACCGCAACCCCGACGCGAAACCCGCGCCGGACAGCGTGTCAACATATACGTTAACCAAACTCCTCGCATGGAGGATTAAATAACCCATGTTGACGCTGGGCATAAAATATCCTAAAGTTGACCCCGTAGCGGCAAAATCCGCTACCGGGCGTGGAAACCCGGATTTGCTTGAGCGCACAGATGCTCACCAGCGTCTTTTTTTGTGCCGCGATTTTGTCGCGCCATCAAAGACCGTTCTCAATGGGCGTTGTGCAGGGCAGCCGCGAGGCTGGTCGGTATCTCAAGCACCGATATTTCCACCCCTGTACAACGCCCACCCTTATTCCGTGGAAAGAATAGGGCGGGTATGCAAATACCAGCTTGAGGACACAATCATGCCTCCATTATCTGTATGTGATACATCCATCAGTATCCGCAATAACCTGTATTCCCTGAATGACCTTCACCGCGCCGCTGGCACTGATAGAAAGTTTCAGCCAAGCAACTTCCTGCGTGCTGAGCAAGCGCAATCCCTAATTTCAGAGATTGATAAATCCTCAGATGTGAGGATTTCACACGAAGTCATTCGCGGGGCAAACGGCGGGACATTCGTGTGCCGTGAACTCGTTTACGCCTACGCCATGTGGATTTCACCAAAATTCAATTTGGCGGTTATTCGCGCCTTCGACCATCTTGCCACCTCCGGCAAAATGCTACCCGCACCGGCACAACCGCAACTAAACGCACCCGCCCAATGGTATCTCGCCAAAATGGAAGCCGGAAGCATCACCAAAATGGTCAAAGCCGACGTACCCTGCATCGCCAAATACATCGAAACCCACCACCCCGAAGCCATCGTCACCAACAAAGACGCGATGTACACCAACCTGATGCAACTCGCCAAACTCGCCAGCGACACCGCAGCCCAATTCCGCGACGACCACGCAATGGAACAACGCTGGCAACAACTCTCGGAGTCAGTCGCATGAAAACCGCAGCACCCACCCTCGACCAAATCCCACTGTTTGCCATCCCGCAACGCGGCGGAAAGCGGGCGGGTGCTGGACGCAAAAGCGCGGGCGGCTCAACCACCGTCCGCGTCCCCAACGACTGCTTGAAACTTGTAACAGAAATCATAGCAGCCCAAAAAGCCGGAAAAGCCCTGCACATCGTCTCGCTAGAACGCGACACACAACCCGCTTTGAAACCTGTAACAGAAATCAAAAGCAGCGCGTTTTATCTCGACAAATACATCAACCCCGACGACCCCACCCAAATCTGGAGTGGGCGCGGAAGAATCCCAACGTGGGTATACCCCCATATGACCGGGCGCGAAATCCCCGAACGCCTATTAAACCCAAACCCAACCAAACTACAGGAGCGCAAAAATGAACTGGCGTGACGCACTCGCAGATCAAGCACGTGACAACGACGCGCCAGCCGATGACGCACCCCGCGTCTATCGCCCTGCGAAATACAAAAAGGGCGACACCGTGCAAACCCATTTCGCCGCATGGCCCGGAAAAACAATGACACAGCACGAAGTCATCCAAGTGTGGGCACGGGCTGAGGGATACAAGGGCGCGAGTGACGCGGGATACATGCTATCGCCCATGCCACGCGGGGCGGTGAGATATTTAGACGAGGGCTGGTTAAGCCCAGTCGCCAACACATCAACAACCAAACGGAGCAACTAAACGATGGAAATCAACCCTCTACCTCTTGATGCAACACGCTGCTCAGGCTCAGAACTCAGCGGCGAACAATGCCCTGTACGCGAACAATGCAAACGTTACGTGCAACCCGATAACGTCTTAAAACTCGCAAACCAAACACCATTTATGAACCCGTATTTCGGTGGACGTGCGCCCAGCTACGGCTGCGAAATGAAAATAGAGAGGAACTTATAATGTACGTGCTAATTGGGAAAAACACACCCTATGCAACGAAAATACGCGTCCATCGGCGCATCAATATGGATGCAGCAATAGCAGATCGTCATGTAAAACGACTAAATGCAGTTCCAACACCGGCAAAAAAACCATTGCGCTGGCAATGGACAACACCCGAATATTTCCAACAGCAACTTGACCTGGGGAAGTGGCAGTTATGAGCATCTGGATCGACATAGAAGACTGGCGAGTAGCAAAGCTCCCAAACACCAAACTAACACGCGCAACCCTGACACGTTACGCCAAAGGAGGCCAATTCCACCCACCCGCACGTAAAATAGGGAGGGCATGGCACGTCTTAGACGATGCCCAGCTCACCAGCCAACCAGCACCCGCGTCACCGCGCCAGCAAATTGCTGACCCGCGTGTTGCTGCTATCTTCGCGAGCGCGTAATGGGAAGGAATCGCACAACCAGCGGCGAAGGATTGCCGCCAAACCTCTACCGCAAACCACAAGCGGAAGGGCGTTACTACCAATACCGTGACCCGCGCAGCGGAAAGTTCCACGGGCTAGGCTACGACCGAAAAACAGCCATTAGCCAAGCAAAACAGCTCAATGCACTGATTGCGGAACAGCAGCGTACCGACCGCGTAACCGCCATTTACCAACCAAAACTAATCATAACCCGCCAACGATGGGACCTAAAAACAGCATTAAACACCTATCACGACATCACCGACAAAGCGGAAAAATCCAAAGAAATCAGCAAAAACACCGCGAAAACCCGCCGCAGCCACATCAATGCCCTGCGCAAACTCCCAAATTGGGAACTAGACACAGAAAACCTAGAGTCCATGATCGTCGACACCGCCACATTTTTAGACGGCTATAGGGAAGAGGGAAAAGAACGATCAGCGCAATCCATACGATCCACCCTTAAAGGCGTATTTACAGAACTACGCCAGCTAGGGCAATGGCTGCACCCACTAGACCCAGCCAGCTCCACCAAAAACAAACAAGCACCGGTCAAACGGGCACGGCTTACACTCGAAAACCTTCAAGAAATCCTTGAGTACATCCGCCACCCCAAATTTACCGACGTGCGCGTAGACCCGTGGCTAGAACACGCCATTTTGCTCGCAGTCACATCCAGCCATTGCAATGCCGAACTCTCACGCCTCACCTACACCGACATCGGCACGGGCTGTTGGCTGGAAGACGACTGGATGCACATCACACGTCAAAAAGTAAAAAATAGTCGAATCAGCATCCTGTTAGACTTCGGGCTAGAAAAAATCGGCTACAGCATCCGCGAAATCATCGACATGACAAAGCTCGACAAACTCAAAGCCACTCATGCTATTCACCACCAACGCACCACAACTAAAGCAAGGGCAGGGGAGGCAGTCCACCCCAACACATACAGTCGCCGCTTCGCCGACGTGCGCGATGCGGTTGGAATCATCCCGCCCGAAGGCAAAGACCCCACCACATTTTACGAACTGCGGTCACTCTCCGAACGCCTCGCCCGCGCCCAAGGCGTTGACGTAAAAACCCTACTGGGGCACAAACACGCAGACACAACGGACATCTACGACGACCCACGCGGAGGCTTCACCGCGCTATTATTGAAATGACAAAGAACGTTTGCATTTGGTTACGTATTGGATACGTTTTGGATAATCAGGATTATCCCTTATTTTTCAATGGTCGGTAGTTGCTGCCCATGCATACAAACAAAACTTTAACTTTCTTCATAATTTCAACAACTTACAAAAGCAAAAACAACAAAAAACCACCAAAAAACGCATAAAACCGATGCAATATTATCAATAAGTTATCTGATTTTTTTGGATAGAGCAAACAACAAAAAACCCACCGCAGCGGGGCTACCACACAACGGACAAAACCAAGAAAGCCCTCAATCGGGGGCTTAGCAAAATCACCCAGAACCACCCCGTTCGGCATTGACGGTTTGCTCCAACCGTCCATCAAGCGTTGTCGTCACAGACTCAACAACCCAACCAGCACCATCAATTTCAGGGCGATAACCCAGCAGCACCAGCGGCATCTCGGCGAATAGCTCAGGTATACCATCCGACAGCGACAGGGTGATTGTTTCCGTGCCGTTGGTCATGCCGTTCATCGCAGCCTCAGCCGCCGTCCGCGCCGCTGCCTCTGACTTGTAAATCATTTTCAGCGTGCGTGGATTGTCTTCCGACCCCACCACGACCTGTTGCGTTTTGGCTTTCTCGCTTGGTCGATACTTGGCAATAACCCCGGTGTACTGGTCACGATCCGCAACCAAATAATCATGCTGATACGTCAACCCACGGGAAATAACCACCGGTGGCAACGGCACACCGCTGGCATCCGTTGCAGCGCCGCGCTCAACAAATATCAAATAACCATCCGCAACCTTGGCAACCGCGTTGTATTCCTTTGCGACCCGCGTAATCAGGTTAATATCGCTCTCGTTAGTTTGATCAAGATGATCGACGGCGATACTAGCAAACTGCGTAGAAATACGCGGTTTCAGCTCATGATCACTAGCCACTTGCGTTAGGATTTCACCCAGCGTTTTACGATGAAATGACCGAGTCTTATGAACCTTCAGCGACTTGCGCATATCCGCTGACTTGCAGCGGACGGTAATCGTGTCATGCGTGGATGCGCCACCCGATTGACCAACCTCATCAACCTCGAACGCACCACGGTAGACCAGCGGCTTACCAACGTAACCACACGACCAGAGCAACGTCCGACCGCGTGCGGGTAATGCGTAATCAGCACCGGGGTCAGCCATCGTGAATTCGAGCGAGTCGGATTCAAAGCCACGCTGATCAGTGTGCGTGAAGCTGGCGGCATTCTCGGCGAGTGTGCTAGTAACATCCACTCCGCCAACAATCGCTTTAAAGATGGGCTGCATTAGTCCCACAACCTCCGTGTCTGCGTTGTAGTCGCGGTCGGGATGGATGGCAACTTGATGACCAAGCCAGCAGGCAAGACAGGGAGATACTCAGCCAAGCCCGGATTGGCGTTTAGCACAGCAACCACATCGCCTTCACGCCCATAATGCACGAAGCAAATAGCATCCAGCACATCATCTTCAGTCGTTGTATACGTGTCGATCATCGTGGGCGCATCCCGTAATAGGTTAATTCAAGCCCAAACTCTTGCTTGGCAGGATCGCCGTATTTGCCTATCCACGACTGATTTTCAGTTACCTTATTCAGTGTCCAGTAACCAAATACGTTGCGCCCCAACGCCCAACCAGCAGAAACCAATATCAGCGGCTTGCCTTTTCGCGCCTCGCTGCGCATCGCCTCGACTTGCCAGACCCCGCCGCGCCACTGCGGGAAAACGACACCCGAAATCGTCAATGTGTCATCGCCTAAGCCGCCAAACTGACGGGACGGCGTGCCGCCAACTCTATTTTGAGCAGCCCACAAATACGTCGTATCCCGCTGTAATTGGTTGTAGCGGGCGGCATTGATCGAAAACTGGTAACGCCCTAACTGCATCATCATCGGTTAGCACCGTCATGCAACGCGCCACGGCGTTGCACCCCCTTTTGACGTTCGCGGCGATCAAGTTCCGCAGCCACTGCCCGCGCTATCGCATCGGGAGATTGCCCCGGCGCAGCATTGATCGTAATGGTGATATTGGTAGAACCGCCAGCGACACCAGCTTGCTGACTTGCCGGGTAAACAACGGATGGGATGGGCGATGCCAATGTCGCAACTTGCTGCACAGAGGGCATCAGCGGCGGCTGGATTCCGGCCATCTGGTAAGCTGCACTACCGTGCAATTCTGGCAACGCTGGCGCAGCAGCCAGCGGCATAGCCGCACCTGCACCAACCACACCCGCCAGCACCGTAGCCGCCAGCGGATGTTTGAAGTAAGCAGTGTCATCATTGGCTGCATTACCAAAAGCACCTTTAACCCTCGCCGCGACATCACGCATAGCGTTCACCGGCGCATCTGCCTGGTCAATGATACCCAGCGCAGCACCGAGTGGAAGAAACCCACCGTAGCTATGGAATATCCGCGAAGGGGAGTGCTGATCAGTTTCAGTCGTGAACACGTTCTTCACTTTAGACGCAATCGCGCTTATCGCCTCACCCACCGCAGCGGCTTTACTCATGATGCCGTTAATCAATCCCTGAATCAGATTTGAGCCAAGATCAGCCAAATTTAACGAGCGAATAGGAGCAGTCAGTCGATCAACTAGCTTGCTTGCTTCCGCATACAGATCAATGCCCCACACACCTTTTACAAATCCGTTGATCGCATCCAGCCCCAGTTGTGCCAAGCGGATCGGAAGCGTGGCGAAGAACGTAATGATCTTTGCGGGGTTCTCTTTGATTTCTGCAACCCAGCCGCGCATCCGTCCACTGATAGCATCAAATGCGCCAGTGAACCCCGATTTTAATCGCGGCCCGATAGTGTCCCAGTTCTTCCAGATGTAATAACCCGCAAGTGCAGCAGCGGCAATACCGGCAATCACCAGCCCTATAGGGTTAGCCAGCATCGCAGCACCGAGCATACGGATACCCAGAGCCGCCACTTGCATAGCACGGAAAGCAATACCGCCGCCCGCTCTCAATAAAGAAAACCCCGTGGAAAGCAACTTAACACCCGTGACTAACGGTGACATCGCAAACTTAACGAACTTGAACACCCCACCAACAGCACCCAACGCCAACTTATTGGCGAAGGCGGCAGCGGATAACGCCATTAACGCCGACAACAACACAGTAAAGCCCGACGCTTGGCTGTTCGGGTCAATCAAACCCAACGCCTGACCGACTGTTTTCAGTGCATTCCCCACCGAGTCCAACCCCGACCGAATTTCAGGCAAGAACGAAACCGCCACGCCTAGCGGGGTGAAGTCGAACACCGTCTTCATAAACCGGAAATTCTCTATCAAAAAAGCAACCGATTTACTCACTTCATCAATGATACCCGTCATCGGGCGCATCATTTCGCCCAAGCTTTTACCCGCTGCTTCAATGCCGTCGCCGCTACCGATGGCAGCACCAATACGCTGATAAGCCCCCGTCAAACTGTCCAGCATTGGGCTTATGAAGGCTTCGCCATACCCTTTGCCAAACGCACCAGCACCCGCGATAAAGCCATACAACGTCGGGTAACTCTCTTGTATTTGCCGCTGAAACGCGACTGCCCACCCCATGTCGTCAACGTCAGCCTTGAATTGCGCCAGCGCATCATCCACGGCGACAGCCCAATCTTTAATCGGCTGTTGGGCATCAACGAACAATTGCCTGACATTCGGCCCCAAGCGGTTAACTACATTGCCGCCAACTTGCGCAAGGCGCGTCATAACACCCTCTAGCCCGACTTTCCAGAACGACAATTCACGCGAGGTTTGTTTCATTCGCGTCAGTTCTTCCGGCGTTTGGAACGCACCGACAGACCCCGCGTAGTCGCGGATTTCAGCAAAGGATTCCAGATTATTTTTTAGGAGGGGGAGTAGTTTAGCTGCGTCGTCACTAATGCTTGCCAGCACCGTAGCCTTTTGACTTTCTGTCAGTTTACTGGCTTCAACGGCTTTACCAATGGCAAGCAATGCCTCATCCGGGCGCATTGCCTTAACCTTGGCAGCAGACAACCCTATGCCGTTGAGTGTTTCAACAAAGGCTTTACCTTCTTTTGTACCAATCGTTCCCAAGCTGGCATTAATATCGGCAAATACCTTGCCCATATCGCCCATCTCACCCATATCAGCGGCGACACCCTCAAAACGACCAGCCAGCCGCCATTCTTGCAAGGCTTGAGAGCTAACATTGGTCGTTTCCGACAGTTTTTGCATCTCCTTACTCATACTCGCAACACTGGCTGTTGAGAGTATCGTCCCGAACGCCATAGCCCCAGCAGCACCAGCGGAAGCCAAAACAGGTACAAGTCCCGCAACCGCAGCGGTCAACGCAGCGACAGCCGTTTTAGCGGCAATGATTTTGGCAGCCATTGGCGCAAAAGCGTTGGCATCTGCGCGGATTTTCTGGACTTCTTTGGATTCAGCAGCAATTTCGCGCAATGCATCACGAGCGCGACGAGCAGGGCCGCGCACCTTCTCGACCAATTCGAGGATGATGGAAGCTCTCATGTCGCTCACGGTTTAATCCTTTTGCTGTGATTGCTTGCGCCGCTCCTCGTTGAGATTGGTGGCGCGTTGATACCAGCGCGACAGCTCGTCGAGGGGAATGGTGTCTAATTCGGACGGTGGCCAACTACCGCCGAGGACGCAGTTGATAAACCACAAGGCTTCCTCAACGTCATCCACCAGTGGTGCTGGTTTACTTACAAGCTCGCCCGGAGCTTTTTTTTCCCAAACAGCAAGACAATTTCCGTGCTGATGGCGTTAATATCGGCAAGATCAAGCTTATCCCACTCGTTTTTCAAGATGTTAGAAATGCGGGGGACAACCAACGCCAACGTATCGAAATCACCCTCCAATAACTTGCCCAGTGACACCCCGCCACGCAGGAACCCAGACCCGGAAGGGCGGTTGATGACCACCTGATCCAGTACCTTATCACCGCGTTGCAGCGGCACATCCAGCGGAATAGTAATAACATCGCCGTTGCGGTGTACTTGCGCCGATTCACTGACGGCTGAAACCAACTCGCCGTCAATGGTTGCGTTTGTTTTGTTCTCGATTTCCATAATGGTTTTACCGCCCCAAGTTAGACAAGCGTGACGCGGTGAGATTGACCCCGCCAATGCGCTTGATGCAGTTGATATTGTCGATGTAGATCAACTCTTCGCCGTTGATTTCCAGCGTGATCGTGTCCGCATCGTGGTTAAACTCGATGCCGCCAGAACGTTTCCCCGCTTCCGCCTTCACCCCAGAGATTTTCTGGAGCAACCCGGTTTGGGTAACGACCATCGGGATTTCATCGCCGCCGCTGGCAAACAACGAACCACGGAACACCAATTGGCTACGCTGACCAAACCGTTTGTAAATGTCCGGACTTGGCTCGGCGATTTTGACCTTGGTGGACATTTCCTTCATCGCTACTGGCACGGATACCGGGGCAACGCCCGTCCCCGCCATGAACTTTTCAACTTCCTCTTCAAAATCTGGCAGTTCACCAGATTCGACAACACCCCAAAAGTCCACGCCATCAAGGAATACATCGAACCCCATCAAGCTATGTGGAAGGCGCGTTAATACATCAATATTCATGGTTTCCCCCTTACGCCACGCCAATCAATGCGCGGTAATAGTCGGTAACGTGCAGGTATTCCAGCCCGATATGTTCAGCCGGTGCAGGTACTGTCAGGTCATAAGCAAAGTACGCCTCGCCGTTCGCCATGCGGGTTTCGGTACCTTTAGCCCAATCCACCCAGCACCGACCACCCAGCACCGCACCGATACTTTGCAGGTATGCCAGATACGCAGTAACGCTTTTGGCAACATTCTCAAAGAATGCCCGATTGATAGGGCGATCCACCGCCCAGCGCGACAAGTTGTTATCAATGCTGTTGCTGATGATGTCATTAGCACGGACAATGCTCTCAAATTCCCATGCGGGGTCATTGGAACACCCCCGATTGCCCCAGCACCGGTAGCCATTACGCTTGATGATCGTCGCCACGTTGTTGGCGTTGAGGTATTGCGCCCGACTGGTCGGGTCATCGGGGATGTAAACAGACGGGCGGGTTGTCCCAGTCACGCCCTTCAACTCAAAGTTTGATAGTGACCACCACCAGCCGCGCTGCTGGTCGAGTGCTGCCCGTGCGCCAGCCAAAAACGGCGACACTGGCATGACAATCTCATCACCGTTGAATACCGTTTTCACTGCAGGGTCATGGATACGGATGCGTTCCGAACCGTATTCATTACGCAACTGAATAGCCGCCGCGTCGGTCGTGTCAGGGCCGTCCGCATACACATAGCCGCGCAGCTTGTCAGCCACACCCACCAGCGCATCACCCACCGACTTATGATGAGAGAAGTACGGCGCGATCAGGATGCGCGGGCGCACTCCGATTTCAGCCTCAGCCGTCAGCAATGCGGAAATACCCTCGTAATCGCCGGACGTGACATCCACACCCCCAATCACATCACCGAGATTCCCCGCAGTGGGTTCTGGCACGCGCACCACCACGCATTCTGCGTAGCCCTGTTTAAAGAGCGCGTCCAGCGACTTAAGTCCCGTGCCAGCGACCCCCAGCAGCGCAGCGTCACGCAGCGAAGCCACCCGCACGGGCTTGTGGTAGGGGAATTTGCCGACATCCGCATTCGGTGCGGTAATCGGCAAGCCGATGGCACTGGTGCTTAATGTGGTGATGGGGCGCACCCCGTCCGGGTTGCGGCGTGTTGCAACGCCGTGAAAGTTACTCATTGCTCGCTCCTGTCAGTTCCGCGAATTTCGCCGACGCTTGGTTTGCCAATTGATCCAGATAAGCGGTACATTCTGCGGCAAACACATCGGGTGCTGTGCGGTTGGTAACGGCCGCATCCCGCAGTTGTTGTAAACCTGTGCGCCCATTAACGAGTATCGACTCAATGTAGCCAGCGATGACTGTAGTTTTTGGCTGCCACGCCACAATCCACTGTGCAAATTCAGCTACGCTCATGGGCGTTGTGCCGTTTTTATTGGCTTGAGCCTGTGCCTGCACAGTCATACTGAGAGTATCGGCGGATTGCTGCTCTGGGTCGGCATAGTTGCCAGCCAATAGGCGTTGCGCAGCCGCTAGGTTTTGGGCAAACCGTGCCTCGCGCTTGGACGAGTTTGCGCCCAAAAATAGCATTTGGTATTGGCCTGCCTTGGCTTCGATTTTTACCAGTGCCACATCAAGGACAGCCTTAAATTCCGCATTTATCACGCTTTGCGGCTTTTGCAGCGTCGCGCCGTCCGGCAAGTCAACACCCGCATCGGTTATTGTAAATTGTGCGTCGTTGAGCCAGTATTCCGTACCCCTTAAATCTGGCACTACATCCCAATCCGTGCCGTTAAAACGCGCCGCCTGCGTGGTCTGTAGCGGCGGTGGCGCAACTGCGGTTGCATCGGCGGGGATTAGATATCCACCGGGATTGAGCTGGTCATTAATAGCATCAATGTATCCAATAAATAATTTAGACGCCGCGTCAAACAAGCTGAGTTTCATAATGATTTATCCATAAATTAAAATTTAATGTATGCGCCCAGCGCAATATTTCGCGGGCGGGTCTCGCCGCCGCCAGAACTAGTGGTCGGCGGTGCGCCAGCCCCATAATCAAACCCGCCACTTGTATATGCGCTCTCGTATCCTCCTGCCAATCCGTTCCACGTCGCGCACTGGTGATAATGACTCCGATATTCGTCGGATTGATATGAACCGAATAGGCGCCCACTATCGACACCGCGCCCACCGTCGTGCACGCGGATAAATTCACCCCGCAAATCAACCAGTGATGGTCCAACTAACGCAATCAATGCAGCATAATGCGCGGGTAATACAACTCCGTTCACAGGCAAATAACCGGGGATTGACAAATTCGTCTGTGCATAGACAATTGTGCCGAGATTGACAGAGGCGTAGCCGGTATAATTATTAATATCTCTCCATGTCATAATTGAATTATATGACTCGTGAAAAATAACCCCTATATTTGTTGTCGGCAATGGGGCGGACGCCGCGAGCGTGATTGCGTATTGCGGGTGAGGGTGAGGAGATTGCACATGTTGCGATACGGCCTCAGCCACTTCTTCGTCGGTCGCTTGCTCACCGATTTGAGAGAGTTTCACATACAAAGCATCATTCGCCTCACGAGGCAGAAACTCCTCCGGTGCTGCCTCAGCACCTTTTCCAACAAGCAGTACTTTGCGCCCGTATTCGTTCAGCAGCCCAAAGAAATCTGCATCAGGGTGTCCATCCCCCGCAGCGACACGCGCTGCCAGCGCATCCCGCGTGGTGGGGTTGATTTTTAAATTCGAGAGTCTTTCTGTCATGGTGTCACCCTGTACATACGGTTGGTGAGTCCAGCGGCGCGAGGCTTATGTCGCACTGGCGGTTTGCGATTTGCTCCAGCACGGCGGCGATCAGCCGTTCGCGGAGGGCGGTGTAGTCATACGGGTAATACGCCACATCCAATGGCAAATCGTCGGTTTTCTCGACGATCAGCACATCAAGCGTGTATGACCACGAATTTGTTTTCAGTAACCCGCCATCGGCGGGAAGGTACGGCGCGTAACCCCACAGCGCACCGGATGCGCGAAGGAAGGCCACGCCAGTAATTGGGTTGGGAAATGCCGTTGTTGTCGGTAAATGCGCTTCATAACGGGTGCGAGTTGCTGTGTCTTCGGTGATGATATAGCCCGGTTCGGCTTCGCTAGTTCTGCTAAAACGGTGCAACTCAACGCCCGGTGCTGCTGTCAATGCTAAAATAGCAGGCGCGTCCAGCACCGGCGAACCTTTCAGCAATACGAGGTGTTGCAGCGGGTCGGCTGGCTGCACACCATCCCTCACAGCTTTGTCATACGCCGCCCCAGCAATGGTGCGGATCAATACGGTAGCCATTACGCAGCCTCCTTTAAATGTGTCGTTAGGTTGGCAACGCGCTGGATGGGCAGGGATACCGCACTGCGGTACGTCAATGTTTCGTCGGCTGCTTGCTGCTGTCGGTGTGTATGCTGCAACGCCACGACAGTTGGCTGTGCTAACAAACGGTGATACCAGCGCAGCGCATGAGGCTCTTGGTCTTCCGCCGCACGACCATCAACAGCACCACGCACCCGCAGGGTGTTGGAATCAACCGCAACCGCATGATCGAACTGCAAATAGTAAGCGCAGCGGGCGGGCTTATGGCTATCCACCATATACAGCAGGTCATCAACATTGGCCGGAGTAGGGCGATGCTGATCAACATCGACAGTCACCCTAAAAGTATGCGGCACGTAGTCAGCATGTTCACGCCCGATCGAAACGACCGCATCTATCCCGGTAGCTGCGATAGCTGTTTCGACTGATCGCACCGTCCCCTTGCGACGATGCACGGCAATACTGGCATCAACCACATCACGCTTGGTATCCAACGACCAGCCATCTTTCCAATACGTAACCCGCCGTTCCCAAGCCAGCCACGGCAACCATTGCTCAGGGCAAACATCCGCTCGTTTCAACTGGCGCAAGTCGCGCTCATTAAGCCCTTCGACCCGCGCAGCCATTACCTTTTCAAGATCGCGCTCTAACTGGCTGCTGTTATTGGGCAACAACGCTTTAAACTCAGACATCGCGCCCTCCTAATAACACAGTCACGGACAAGCACCGCGCCGCTTGGTACGGCAACACGGTAATATCATCCGTTAAATTCAGCTCTACCCGCTGTACGCCGGGGCGGTGAGCGGCTTGATGCAAACCGGAAATGGCAATGTCATGCCCCAAACGGTAGTGATCAGCGACATACGCCTGCAATTCCAGCGTTGCAGCGTCCACAATCGGTGCGGTACTCGGCCCCGGATAGCACCACAAGGTTGCCACTACGTCATAAGTCACTTCCGCATGAGTTAGCATCTGAGGGTTATCCGTCAACGGAATAACTTCCTCACGATCTAACGCCGCCGATACCGCCGCTTGCACTACCGCAGCATCAGCACCCAAAGAGGGCAACGTTGTCACCGCGACATCACCGGGGATAGGTGCTGGCAACCGCGCATCATAAGTGCATTCCAACACCATCAAATTCGGGCGGGGTGGTTCAAGCCCCAAAGCTGCCCACGTCACCCGCTGGAACGTTGGGCGATCCACAAACACATCCTGCACCCGCACATCGGCGGTCAAGGCGTGGAATTCGTAAGAGCCGCGACTACCCGCAGTTGTGAACGATTCCAACGCCAATTGACGGCGATAGCGCAACCGCTCATCCGATTCACCGGCTAAACGCACCACCCCAAAATCCGCCGCCATATTGTCCAGATCAGCACCGGACGAATAAGCAATCATCAATACCTTCGCCGCTTTATTAATCCGCTGGCGCAGCAATAATTCACGAAACGCAGCCGCTTCCAACAGCTTGACCACTGGCTCGGCTTCGTAGTCGAGGTAATGCAAGCCAATTGCCGCATCAGCGGGGACTTTCCAATAGCGTTCACCACTGGCGGTTTCCACCAACTCAGCGTCCAACACCACCGGGCGTTGCGACGCATCCAGTAAGGACGGTTGCAACCCGTTGAACGTCTGCTTCATGTCCAGCAAGATCGCTTCAACATCCAACGGCTCAATCAGCGGCGGGGCGGGCATTAACGACATATCAAGCAAGGCTGTCATGCGGCTAATACCTCCTCAAACGCGACCGGATTACCGTCCTCATCCTCAGCACCGATACCCAATGACAATACGCCATCGGCGGTTACGTCATTGACCTGCACCAGCAACACGCTAATGCGCGGCTCCCACGTCAAAGCCGATTCCGCAGCAGCGGCGATAATGTCCAGCAATGTGGAATCGTTCATCGGCGCGTCCACCAATTCCGGCAAACGCGAACCGTAGGTGCGGCGCAGCACCCGCGAACCGATAGCAGTACGAAAAATATCACTCAGTGACTGGCGAATATGCTCATATTTGCTGAGCTTACGCCCGTCAGTGGCTGACATCCCACGACTAGGGAAAAGGGCAGTCAGCGCGGACGTATCCACACTGACTGTTGGTGTAGCCGTCGATACCGGTGCAGCCGGAGCAGCACCGGGAGATAACCGCCCGCGCAAGAAGGCTAACCGCTGGCGCAACAGCACCTCAGCGGTCAAACCATTCAGTTGATCCTGCACCCCGCCGAGGGTCTGAACGTCAGCGCGTAATGCGCCGATGTCAGTCCCCACCGTACTGGCTAGGTCTTCAACTTTTTGCGTGGCGGTTATCCCGGTCATCGTTTAGCCCTTAACCTTAAGGGTTCAACGCTGCATTTTTAGCAGCGGTATAGACATCTACCGGGTCAAACGTTGCCGGATTGCCCATCGCAGCCTTGTAATCCTGCAAATCCGCATCAGACGCAGCACCCATATTCAAACGGGCGCGTTCTTGTTGCGCACTGGTGATGACCTGCTTCAAGTCGAAACGGATAGCACCAGCACCAACAGATTGCATCGCGGTGATCAAGTCGCCGTTTTGCGCGAACTTTTCAGCCACTTCAAAGAAGGTATCCAGTTCCGGCGCGACACCTTGCTTGAGCTTGTTTTCCAGCTCCAACACTTTGTCGCCGACATACGCGGTCAGCGTAGCAGTGCCTTCTGGCAGATCAACCTTGTTGGACAAGGTGGTCAGGTTGGTTTGCAGGTTGGTTAATGACTGGTTTGCCAGCACAAACGCTTCGTCGGTTTCGGTTTCAAACGCATTGTGGGTCAGCGTGAGGTTCGCCATGTCCAGCGCAACCGCCGCCGCCAATGATTCAACCTTTTCCAGCGCGTCGTCCATATTAGTAACGGTTACGGTAATGGATTGCTGCGCAGAGCTACCAGCACCGTCATTCGCTTCGACAGTGACTTCGTAAACGTTGTCAGTGTTGGCATCATCCGGGGTTTCAAAGTCTGGCGTGGCGGCGAACATCAACACGCCGTTGGCAGAAATGCTCATTTTCGCAGCGTCAGCACCACCAACGATGCTATAAGCGACGGGTGAAGCGCCGTCTGTGCTGGCATTTACTGCCATGACCGCACGTAAGTTTTCACGCACATTGACGGCGGCGGCGGTAGTAAAAACGATAGTAGCCATAGGAAAATCCTCGTGGTTTATAGGAGATGAATTAATGGGTGACTCATTCGGCATGTGTCACCAGTTACATCAATGGCGCGACAGCAATTGTTGTAAATTGCAACGCTTGCATATCGCCCGCCGTGATTCGGTTTTCGACCAGCGTTCCAGCCGGGAACGCCAGTGCATTAGATACGGTATCCTGCTGACCGCGCTCAATCGTGACCACTGCATCAACCAGTGTCGCTTTCACGATTTCGACTACGGTTGATCCATTGATCGTGGCCTGCAAGGTTAAATAGCACCAATCGCCATTGCCTAACGGCACGCTGTCCGCTGCGATGGGCAATGTGTTTGCACCCGGTTGGAGTGGAGCAATCAAGCTAGTGCGCAGGTTGTTGAAAAATTTTTGCGTCATACAGGTACGTCCGATAATCCAGAACCGGGGGTAATCCCAGAAGTCTTATGTTTGGTGAGACTAATACCAGCAGCGATCACATCATCTGATGCGTTCAACGTGCCGGTTAAATCTACGTCGCCGACGATGCGGAACTTGCCGCTCGTCATGCTGTGTTCAATCAGGTTGCCGTTTTCAAACTGGATCAGGTCAACCTCAGGATCGGTACTGGGGCTATCCACGGCATCCGTGTACAGTGTTCCCACTATTTGCGCTTGCGATAAATCGCCACCCAAAGCGAGGTAAACGACCCCCTGACCCTTGCGCAGCGGTCGCCAGCGCACGTAATTGCGCCCGACATCCGCAGGCCAACGCAGCCAATCGGATTCAAAGCCGTTTTCATCCGTGATCCGCACCCGCTTTCCAGAAAAGTCCAGGTCAAGGATAGTGGCAAGCCCCGTTGATGAGCGGCTTTCGCGCTCGGCTTCGCTGTGGCGGAAGTCGTCAAAAGTTTCCATCAATCGACAACCGCTGAAATGATCAGCTTTTTATCAGCCATTAAATCGGCCCATTGCCGCTCGGTGAACTCGGCGACTTCCAGCTCAACCGGCACGTCCGTAAACTTCCGTCCCGCTTTAAACCGATCACCGAAGCCATCCACCGCGCGAACCGTAAATTTTCCGGTTGGCGTTAGCGGCGCAGCGGGCTTCTTAGTGATAGCCGTTTGTTCTTCAAAGGTTTCCATCAGGATCTCCAACTTCCACCGGGCTATGTCCGGCAATGTGTAAATAACGACTACGCGCACCGTTAGTCAGCGTACTCATCGGGGATTGCGATACCGCCACGCGCCGCGCGTAAATATCAGTAACAGTCAAGGTCAACCGGCTACCATAAGTTGGCACAAACGCCCCGCCTGACTGCTCCCACGATTTGATTTCAGCGACAATCACACCGGTTTGCTGCTGCAACCAATCCAAGGATTCATCTTCAATCTGCTGCTGATACAGCTCCAATTCGCGGTAGCAACTAGCATCATCAGTACCCGCAGCAGCCCGGTGAAATAAATCAATGTGCAAGGTCAGCTTACGTTCACGCGGCGCGTAATCTTCGCGCCCCAGCGACAAGTAAACACTCGACACATTCGGCTCACGCGCCCAGTACCCCACCTTGACCACGAATGTGGGTAACGCGACAGCGATCCTATCGCCAATAGCAGTTAACATTTCATGCCAAAGCATCAGTCACCGCCCGCTCTACGCTGCGTTGCAGCGTCGTTTTAAAACCATCGGAATGCGCGTAATCACGCATAAACGGGCGTGGTCTGATGCCGCGTTGCTGGATCGCTTTGCCAATCGCCCACTCCCTACCTTCAAGACCGTGCTGCTTCGCCCAATCCGCCAAATTGTCGATATTTGGGAATCTTCCGGGCTGTATGCCGTCATGCACCCAACCCGCATACGGCGCATGAGTCGCGATCATCGCCCCGTCATCGGTCGATGTTGCGGCGATGCCATCCGCTAAATTATTCGTCCAGCGCGGCATATCGTCGCGGTCACGCAACTCAGCAACACCCCGGATAGCTGCATCATGCAAACCCTGTTTAGCAGCAGCACACAAATCCTCGGCAGACGGAAGCCGCCGCAACATCGCCTCAAACTCACGCAAATCAACCCGAATTTCGATCATAAACACCCCGCTTGGTACGACGACATCAACGCTTCATAAGCAGCCAAGGGTGTGGCACTGTTCGGCAGGCTGCCCATGCCCCGGTGCAACTGGATCGGGTCTGTGACATTCGCCGCAATCAAATCGCGCATCAGACTTGCCAGCGCACGGGTAATAAAAAGGTCGTAATCGTTATTCGCAATACTGCAATCGTCGGCGGTTAAGACGTGCGACACTGCATACCAATAGTCATAATGGCTACCATAAGCCGCGATGTGCTTATGAGTCGGCGCGGGCGTGAACGCCAACGCCATACCCGATGTTTTGCGCACCGTATGGACCCGTGGCAACGCACCGGGGAAACGCGGGTCGTAGGGTTGAATGTTTTCAATGCAACCCCAATCCGACCCCAAATACCGGATCAGGCAATCGTCAGCGGCATAGCTGCTACGCCCAGCGCGTAACTCACAATCCGCCGTTGCCACCAATGGACGGTCACGATTAAACGCGGTCAACGCCGCATCAATGGCACGCTCAAACGCGAAAACTTTCCACTGGTGACGATCCGTCTGCACAATCGCCTGCAATTCCCCAATGACTTCCTCACGGGTTTTCATGGCGACTCATCCCCGTTATCATCCAGCGTTGCGGCAATAACCTTGGCTCTTAAGGCATATAACTTATGCCGCTGGCGACGATCATCAAACCGAAACCAGAGGTTCGTGAAATACGTCACCAACACCATCAACGCCCCAAAAATTGCCAGCCAATCGCTTAACGCCAGACCGCCAATAAACGCGATGATCCCGGAGGCATAGCTACCGCCTGTTGCCGCTTGCAGCACGCTTGTCATATCGTTGTCGTGTCCTGTCATCGGTTGGTGGCTCATGGGTGTTCTGGATTACTCGCCAAACACAACAGGTACGGTAACATCAGCAACCGGAATGGCGGCTGGAGTAGATTCCGACGGATTAAAGCCGAAACGCTCGTTAATGCGGGTGATTCTGGCTTGGTGCGCTTGATCTAGCTGATCAATCAAAGCCTCGTGAGCAAGCATTTCATCTTCAATGGCTTGCAGATGCATTTCATGGACGATGTTTTGCAGACTATTCATGGTTTTCTCCTTACTTCATGGCAAAACGAAGACGCATGAGGACAAAACCCAACACGCCACCGATTGTTTCGTTACCGCTCATCGCGTCAAACAATGGGATTTCCACCCCAAATGCCGAGGCGACGTTTAAACCAATCCACACAATCAACGTGACGTATGTGCCGTAACCGGGCGGAATGATTTTTAAAAAAATTGCCATGAGCGGGTTATTCAGCACCGCGTCGTGGGTAATGGTTTTGCGTTGTGTTACTGGTTTCACAGTCACTTCCTGCTGTGGTGCTGGCACATCGCTGCTTTCGATCATGCCGAGCGTTTCGCCCTGCTCGGTCGTAACGAGGCTGTATTGTTCGGCGGGGGCAAGATCAACAGGCGGAGTGATAACCTGCGCCAACTCAATCGCCTTGTAATAGCGTTTAGCAAACTCGGCGACTTCGTGCGGCTTACTGCTGGGGTGGTTAATAATGTTCCGCGCATCAACCCAACGCGCCACATTTCCGATGAAAAAATCAGCTAGTTTGTGCTTGCGGTACGCGCCTGCCACCATATTGCGGATCAGGCGTTCGGCTGCCATGCGTGGCTCTTCCGCTTTTTCAGGGTGTGCAACGAGGTCAACGCCACAGCGTTTTGATTCGTTTGCGTAATTACGCCGCCCCGTAATCATGTCCGGGCCGCGCCCGTGAAACTTTGCGCCGTCGCCCGGTTGCGTGTTGCCGAGGTCTTTCGCTTTGCGCGGGTTTTGAGTGATGTCGTAGAGCCGCGTGAAATAAGCCGTCCCGCCTTGTTCGCGGTATGCTTCAAACGGGATTCCTTCCCACATCGACTCGTGGTGAGCCGTTCCCAGGGCGTAGGCTAACCAGCGGTTATCCGTGTGATCAGTCGCTTCCCATGCGTCGAGGATTGCCTCAATGCGTTCCACTTGGTATTGGCGCAAGCCACCCGGAAACATGGGGCGGATTTGGTCGAAAAATACGGCGCGGTTCATACAGCGTTGTCTCCTTCATCTTCTTCCAAGCTGGCGATGCAGTGATCGCCGGGGCGTGGGTCAAACAGGCTCAAAACGCGGCAAATGATGCGGCAGTAACGGCAACCGGCGCGTGAGCATTTGCCCAAGCGGGAGCTGATGGTTTCGTCCGGGTCGCCGCCGATTAGCGCGTTGGCTAATTGGTCGATGGCGATTAGGACGTTCCAAAACCAGCGGGTGACGGTTGCCAGTAGTGCTTTCATTTCTTTGCCTTCGCAGCCGCTTCAACCAACAATTCCTCGTCGGTTTTGGCGGGTGGTGGGTCTGTAACAACACCTTCCGTGGCAGGTTGCTTTGTCGCGTCTTCCGGTTTGCTGACTGATTTTTTCAGCGCATCCGGCACATCGCCTTCATCAAGCTCAAGGCTTGCACCGGGCGTAATGAGCTTGCCAAAAATAAAAATCGGCTTGCCCAGCGTATTGGTGACAATCACTTTGCTCATGGCTAATTACCGTGTCGCGCTGTCAAAAACCAACACCGAGGTGTAACGGTTGCGCACCGGCTTAGGCGTATGCAGCGCGTTATATTCCTCACCGTAAGCGACTTTCTCGCCCGTTGGATGACCCGTTTCGTCCACGGCTTCAAACGGCATACCAACACTGTAAGGTTTGATCACTGAGTAACCCGTCAAGCCACGCTGCCCGATCAAAATACGCTGATCGCCAACGTCCATCCCCGGTGCATTACAGTCAAATGCAGGCAAGTTCTTAACTGCCTCCAAATCGCCTTGCAGCGTATTGGTTGTGCCATCGCGCTTGAGCGAAACAACAAACTGACTCGCCTTGCTCGCCTCGTTGTTCAACATGGATGACATCAACGCATACTCAGGGCGCACAAACCGCTGACTGGTCAGCATTGCTTTCTGATCACCGACCATAGACAGCAATTCATTCAGGTGGTCGCGGTATTTGGTATTGGCTGGCAACGCAAGGTCAAACTTCACCACGTTGCCCGTCGTGCTGTAACCCAGCGTACCCGTCGCACCCGCACCCGCTGACGCACCCGTCTGATCCACCAATTGGATATAACCCAGATTCAGGTTGTTGAACCGCCAGTAAGTCCCCGCAGGCAGATTAGGCTCGCCAGTGAAATACGGCACATCAGCACCGCCGATAGTGATCGTGACCGGGCACTCGGCATTGCCAATCGTGTTGCCCTTCAAGTCACGGATTTGCAATGGGCGCACTACCGGATACTTGACCGTCTTAATCAAGCCACTCGCAGAGGCAGTAAAGCTCTCACCCGTGACCGCTTGCGCCAAATGCGTATCGGATGCCCGCAGCATTTCATTCGCCACACGCAGATGGATCAGCTCACGCATAATCCGCGCATTCGAGGCAATGTTTTCACCCCACGCATTCCAGTTAACCCCGGACGACTGGCTAAAGTGCATGATTTCATTCGTGACCTTCAGTGCCAGCTTCATCGCCGCCACATACGCCACATCATGTTTCAAACCAACGCCAGCAAATGGGATGCCTTTACCCTCGTAAACAATCCCCTCATTCGGGATTGACGCGCTGCTAGTGCGCTCTTCATACGGGATTTCCGTGGTTGTCGTTGCACCGGGGTCAACTTGGGTACGCACCAGTTGCAAGATATTCAGATCTGCCAATGCCTCACGGATAACTTCGCGCTGGAAACTTGATGGCAAGAACGCGCTACCCATGTGCGTTTCAGCACCGGACAACATCCGCTGCTCTTTATGGAGCTGATGGGCAAAACGGCGGTCGTACTCAGCCAGCACCATTTCAACAAAGCGTGCGTTCAAAGGCTTTTCTGACAACATCAAGGTGTTGGATGCGTGAGCATTGGTTAATTGCAATGCCTTACGCACACTCTCGTGCAACGACTTAATATTGTTGCTTTCATCCACGCTAATGCGGGGTGAGCCTGCCACCACAAAACCAATATCGTGTAATTTACGCTGCGCTTCCAGCCGGTTGCCTTGCTCCAACTGGAACTCCACCAACGCCGTCACTTGCGTATCGCTCATATCGCCCGTGATCAACTTCACCCCTTCGCCAAGAATCTTGCGGGTGTCATCGCTCAAGCCTTGCGCATCGGTAATCGCTTTCGTATACGCCGTGCGGTTATCACTGAGCTTTTTATCGGATGCGGCTTGCTGTTCTGCCAGCGTTTTGCGATCAGATTCAATCAACTGCTTAACTTGCGCATCGGTCATGCCCACAACAACATTCACCGGCGCGGTGCTGCTTTCGCCCAATTGCTTGGCAATACCATCACCGATAGCCTTGTATTGCTCCGTCAGCATTTTCAACGCCGCTTCATCTTCGCCAAGGGCAGTTGCGGCGGCTTTGAACGCTTCCAGCAACGGTGCTTGTACCTTTTCAGACAACTTGTGTTGACCGTAGGCTTCTTGCAGTAATTTCAGAAAAACATTCATGGTGCGCTTCGCCTCTTGGCTTAAAGTTCGGGTTAAATCAGGACTGATAATCAGTGCCGGTGTATTCGGGTATTCCGCCAACTGGATTGGCTTCATGCGTTTGATATGCGGGCGAGTCACCAAACCAGCCCCCAACAGCAACGGGCCGTAGGATTGCTTGGTTTCGTTATCCGTCCAGTTTTCGTAATAGTCCGCTGACAAATAGATACAACCGCGTTCGCGGATAGCTTGAAGCCCATAGGGAGTCCACTCCACCAGTGCTTTCAGCGTATTGCCATCCACGTACAGTTGTTTGATTTCGCCAGCCGCGCCGTCTTGGGGCTTATGCCCAACGTCGATAAAAATCTTTTGCCCGTATGCGTTACCGTTGAAATTGCGCACAAAAGAATCAAGGTGATCAGCCGTCACAGCAAACGCGCCGTATTCAGCATGATCAAAATTCCCCGTGCGGATGATTTCCACGGTGCTGGTCGTTTTCTTCTCCGACAGCACAACACGCACACCACCAAGGTAGCGGATAGCAGAGGATGAGGGTTCATTCAGCATACGACGCAAAAAGACCCGCCCACGGAGGAAGTTGTGGGCTGGTAAATCCACCAAAGGAGTCAATCGTTGCGCGGTCGTTTTCTGCACTGGCATCCCCAAAAACATCATGTCAAGGGATTGTTCCACGAAAAACTGTCAACATGGTGACATCTTGCAGGCACAAAAAAGCCCCGGCTTACGGGGCTTCTTCGCTACTCGCTAAGGAAAGAGCCTGATAAAGACATTCGCAAGATCAGGGGATCGCCACAACAACACAAGCACCCCAAAACGCCAGATAGCGTTATTCAACACGTCGCCATAGGCATGTATTTTCATAATCTTAGCGGTTTCTTCTGCGGTCATTTCCCCCCCCACCGTTAATATCCGGGTTTGATCACCTTTGCCCATGTGCTAGACTCTTTATGCTTTCATGTTGAACCGATAAAAAACCCGCCGAGGTGCTTGCAACACCTATGACGCGGGTTTTTTATTGTCCAGCGGATAACTGTCAACATGGTGACATCTTGCAGGTCACTTCAACGCCAAGATAATCTCAGGCAGCTTCCATATCAGTGAGATTGTTACAGGTGTCAGGAACAGCACCAGAAGCAATAACAGCAAACGACTCAACGACATTGTTTTCACCACTCGCAGAAAAACTGCAAAAACTTTGATATACTCGACCATGTTCAAAAACCCATAAAACCAGTAAAACCCGCCGAGGTGTTGACGCACCGATGACGCGGGTTTTTTTATTGTCCAGCGAAAAACTGTCAACATGGTGACATCTTGCAGACGCAACAAAGCCCCGGCTTGCGGAGCTTTTGAAATGTGTAACAAAATTCAAATTCGGTAGGTGTCGATCAACTCACCCAGTCGCTCATGCTGCACCCTGCATTGCATTGGTCAAGCCGTTGTTGATTTCCTGTGTGGTGATGAACTGCCCGGACAATGTGGTTAGCTGCGTGGCAAGACTCATCAGGTTTTGGCGCATCGCTTCCCTGCTGACCACTTCCAAATGTGGGAAACGATCATTCATGAATTTTACGGCACAAGGTTCATCGGCGCGAACCATGCGGATAATCGCCCCGCTCTGCATTTTTGCCAGATACCATTGTTCGCTGTCGTCAGTCAGCAGCGGCGTTACTGGTTTTGCGGGCGGCAATGCGGGCGGCTTCCCTGCGCCGTAGCTGCCAGTCTTGCGGATGGTGGGAAGCACTTCGCTTGTGACCCACTTCTTGAACTTCTTTGCCTCTTCCTTGCGGCTGGTCATGATGAGAGAATACAAGCCGCTCTCGTTGATTGTGGTCAGTTCCTGTTTTCCGCCAAGGGTATCACCAGTAGTTACACCCTTCTCATCATCGTCAAGACGACTCACCGCTTTGGATGTATTGCTCAATTCTAACGCGCTGCACACGTCAGCGGCGACAAACCAAGGCATTCCGTTTGCGTCCAGAAAAGTGCGCACGGAGATACCGTCAGCAAAATTGAAAACCTGCAATTGTGTGTTAATCTTCTTGATAGCCATAGTAACCTCTCCAGTAGGTTGTTTTGGTCAGCCCTGCTCTGATGTACCACCATCATTGCGGGGCGTTTTTTTGTTGTATAGCAAAAGCTATGAATCTATACTATCGGTATGTTTTCACCAAATCAAGAGATTTCAACATGCCAAAAGTCCAAATGAATATGCGCGTCGATCAAGACTTGAAGATCGAACTCGATAGGATTGCCACCACACAGCACAGAACAACAACAAACCTTGTTGAATGGCTGATCAAGCAGTACCTTGAGCAGATTGCGAAGCGCAGCGCACCCAAGCCCAACGAAGATGATGCTTGGGATAGGCAGATTGCAGCCGATGCGGAGGCGGGAAAGCTGGATTTCTTGCTGGATGCCGCACAAAACGAGTATGACGCTGGCAAGTTGCATTTTCGATGAGACACGCAGCCGCACGCAGCTTCTGGGCTGCTTACCGCCAACTACCAGAACCCATCCGCCAACTGGCTCGGCGTAATTACCAACTGCTGCGGGAAGATCACCTGCACCCTTCCCTACACTTCAAGGAAGTGAATGCCAAAAAGCGGCTTTGGTCAGCACGGGTTGGCATCCACTACCGTGCTTTGGCGTTGGCTGTGCCGGAAGGCTATGTTTGGGTGTGGATCGGGCATCATGCTGTCTATGACCGGCTGATTAAGTGATGGGGAAGTAAGAGCCTAACAACCTGCGGGACATTGGATAAAAAGCAGCATAGAATACGGCGATTATTCCCCCACCACATACGAGGTCAATCATGAAAGTTATAGGTATTTTGCTGTTACTGGTCGGTATTATTGGTCTAGGTTTAGCAATGATGATGTTTGGTGATATTGGTGTTGCCGCTGGTATCGCAGGGGTTGTTGGAGTTTTGTCTGGTATTGGTTTCTTGCGTATTCCAAAACCTTAAAAATAAGCTTATTGAGCAAAAAAGCCTCGCCAGTCGGGGCTTTTTTTTGTTTATTTCGCCGACTTTTTACTTTTCTATAAAAGTTGTCTATAATTTATAGACATATTACACAGAAAGTGAACAGTGATGAACTTGACCGACATAACCGATGACATTTCCCCCAATGATTTGACCGACGTGCTGTCAGCCTATTGGGGCATCAAGAGCGATGCGGAACTTGCCCGTGAACTGGGCATTGAAGACCGCCGCAAGGTCACGCAGTACCGTAACCGCAAAGGAAAAGATGACATCCAGTACCGGATGATTGTCGCCCTGCTCCGTGACATTGGGTACTTAGAGCGCAAAATCACTTCACTATCGGAGGTTGGTACGGGTCACGCCCTGTCGACTGCCCCCACAGCAGTAACAGCCTGATGCACGCTGTACCGGATGGCTCACGATGCCTATCGCGCCACGACATTACCGTGGTGCGCTGCACCCGCAACTTCCCAGCAATCAGAATGACCGACAATCCACACCCCTTTAAATCCCATATTACTTTTGACCAGTCGATTTTCCCACTCTGCATGACGACCCCTATTTATTGTTCCCCACATCAATCGCGGAACACCGCAACGATAGAGCTTCTCGTATTCGGGTGGGCAGGATAAACGCCCATAATCTGACCCACCGGGTAAACACCACGCCCCAGCCCATAACGATCAGCCGCCGCCAGCGTGTCACAAATATCCACCTTCCTATGCATCGGCGACAACCTAAACCGATACCCAATAAGCCCCCGCACTCCCGCATTGGACTCAACATAGGCAAGTGCATGAGCGCGTGTCGTCTCCGTCTGGAACACCCGCTGCACGTTATAGAGCGCGTTCCCCTTCCCCGTCAGCAAATGGTCGGTAATCGCCTGCTGCAACGTCGATGTACGCAAGGCTTCCAGCTTCTCCAATATGTCTTTGGGTATCCCCTCGCCCCGTTCCAAAAAAGCACGCGCCGCCTGCATCGGGTTAACCCCTTTAGCTACAGCCTGTTTTACCGCCTGCGTTAATGCCCGGTTCGCGCCATTATCAATACGCCATAAACGCTCCGAAAGATTAAAACCATCCGCCAACTTTTTATTAAATATCTCCTCATACAAATCTTTTTGAGCAACAGCCATAATATCCGCGCCCGCCGCAATAGCGGGCTGAATCCCAAGCCGAATGCTTAACGTAATCGTATGCTCAATGAGCGCATTTCTGTTTTTAGTCAGTGCGGTTAATCGGTGCGTAATGTATTTCAAAAAACGACCTAAATATTTAGACGCAAAATAACCACCAGCACTCAATAAAATAATCTGCTGCGCAATGTCATTCCGCGCTTCCGCATACTGGGCTTCCAATTCCGCAGCCGCCTCATCAGTCAGTTTTTGCAACGCATCCGTGTTGGTTTGCCCTTCAAACTCGCTCATGCGCCATTACCAATACTGGTGGCACTCTCCCCTTTCGGCGCATTGTTCGGAGTAACCTTCACCGTAGGCTTAGACACAGCCTGCACCAACGGATAAGGATCATCCGCATCACGTTCCTGCGCCAACAACTGCTCTTCAGCGTGCGGGTCAAGCCCCGCCGTCGTAAACACCGTATGACGGCTCGCCCCAATACTCGCCTGCTTCAACGACCTGTCTGTGCGCTGATTCAGCGTCTCCGTCATCCGTTCCGCGAATTTAACATTCCAATCCCACGCATCCGAGTTCAACCCCTGCAACAGCAAATGCAAACGGAAGCCCCGCTGATACACCCACGCCTGCAAATCCTGCAAAATATCGAGTTCATCGTAAAACTCTTCTTTCATATCCTGCAAAATGTCACGGGAAAGACCATCCGCGTACCCAAAAAGCCCCTTTGGTGCTGGCGTACCACTAAAAAACGCATCCAACAGCAATGAAATATCCGCAATCTGATCCAGATTCGCATCGCCCTGAACTGCCTGAACCCCACCTTTTCTATTCAAATAATAATTGGTGGTAATAACCTGCTGCTCGTTCTCAACTTGCGCCTTGTATTTTGTCAATGTAGCCTCGTCAGCCCCCTCAAGCACGTGCGCAGTCCGCATCGGAGCGCGTTCCCGCCGCCGAATCACCAAATCCTCAAACGTCATCTGCATTTGCAGCCAGATTTTCCGGGAAGCATCCAAAAACGGTCTTCCCGGCTCGCCGTAATCATCGAAATTCAGCGGATCAAGCCGTGCCACATCCATTTGCCAACGCGGGAATGTCGCCAAATCCCGCCCCGTCAACCAATCGTATTGCGCAAATGCCGCGCCAACGTCCGCGAACTGCCCCGACTCATCGGTAATCGCACGGATTGTTTCTGCGGGCATCCTGACAGCCCCAAGTACCCTGCTTTGTGATTTATCCAGTACAAACTGGACAACCAAATTCCCCTCCATCATCAAACCACGAGCATCGCTCGACAGTTTGCTGCGATTGTCCAGCCCAACAGACTGCTTGTAGCTACGCCACTGTGCCGCCAGCCTCGTGTTTTTTGCCGGATTTACCAACATCAGCCCGCCCTTAGTGAGCGCGTGAGTAGTACGGTGATGTATCCGCTTCACATGACCGTCGACCTGATCCATCCTGCGAATGTCGCTAATTTTTGCGGCTAGATCAAAATTAGGCTGTTGCTGCTGATATAAAGCACGGAGCCGTGCCTCATCTGTAGAGCGCGTACCGCGCTCCGTACTAGGTATGGAAATGGTAGGCTCTAACCGCTCAGACAAGCCATCGGTCGTTTTTTTACGAGGAAACAAAAAACCAAACATGCCGACCCCATAACCAGTATTTATTGATACTGTATATTTTATAGATTTTTTTTATTTAAACAACGAAACGGCTAAATTCTTAACATAAAGCCCATGTAGATATTTAAGTACCCACCATGTACCCAGCCATATCGACTTAACCTGCCGACCCCCCACCCTATTCTAACCATAGAAATATCCCATAAATAACTTCGCTTTTAATTAAGACGAACCCCATGAAACCCGCATTGCACCGTTGTGATAACTGTTAATAACTTCGTAAATTAAAATAAAGCGAATAAAGCGCAAGTTATATGGCACTTATGAACCGCCGTTTTTTTA